TTTTGTCATGTTTTCATCTATAGATAATCTATTAGAATAAACATAATTTTTCATTTTAGTTTCACCTTCTTCTACAGTGTTATTACCACCAATAGGAATACCACCAAGTGGGTTTTGGTGATGTAAACCACCTTCATCAAATCTTGTAAGATTGTTATTTTTCATATTATTATTCAATTGTCCACCCATTGCATATTGCGTTGTTATTTTTCTATTCCAACCTTCTTTAGGAAGTTCTCTTATTGTATTTAAAGTTTCAGGATAAATTTTATATTTTGTTTCAGTTCCACCAAATTTTTGATTATTAGTATCTGTTACATTCCAATATTTTGGCATTTGAATTTGTGGTCTTATAGTTGCTAAAGATGAATTTATTTCTTGATTAGATTCTATTAAACAACAAGAACAACAACGTGCACAACAAATTGTTCAATCAATGCAATCTAATCAACAAGAAGTTCCTGATATGATGAATGGTGAAGTACCTCAAGGTATGGAAGAATTTACAGAGCAAAATCAAATGTTTATGGGTGGTGATTTTAACTTGGCTGAAGCAGGAAATATAACAGGAGGTTTATCTGGATTAGCGGGTAAAGCCTCTCCTTATTTAGGAGCTGCATCTGGAGCAATGTCTTTAGGTAGTTTAGCTCAAGGAAATGGTGCTTCCACTAATAAAGCACAATCTGCATTTTCAGGTGCAGCAACAGGTGCTCAAGCAGGAATGATGTTTGGTCCTTGGGGAGCAGCAATTGGAGGAGCTGTTGGTATAGGTGCTGGATTATTAGGTGCAAATAAAGCTGAAAAAAAACAAAGAGCTATGGCTAATACAAATGCATTTAATATCAATAGACAATTTCAAGATAATAATTTTGCGTATGGAGGAAATCTTAAAAAATATGATAATGGTGGCTACACTACTTCGGGTAATCCATTGATTATTCCAAATGAAGGTATGTCTAATATTGATGAAAGATATCCGTCTATAGTGACACCCAAACCAACAAATACAATACCTCAAGTAGGTGCTTTAAATTTAAAAAAAACACAACAATTATTTCCTAAACCTCCTTTAGCAGATGATTTGATAAAACCAACAACTAAAGAAGAAATACAAGCTTATCAATTATCAAAAGGTATTGCAAAACCAGGACAAAAAGGTTATGGTAATTTTGGTCCTAAAACAACAGCTCAATTTGAATTGGATAAAAAAAATTGGACACCTGAAATTCCAGATACTTCAATGTTAAAACCTCAAGAACAACCTTTTGTAGAACCTACAGGAGTTCAAGCAGGAATGGAAGCTTATTATCAAAAAAATAAAACTACAGATACTTCAGATACTCAAGATAATCAAGGTAATTGGTTAGATAGAAATGGTGGTAAATTTTTAAAATATGCTCCAGTAGCAATGAATGCTTACCAGTTAGCTAAATTAAAAAAACCAGTAAATCAAAGATTACAACGTCTTGATGATAAATATAAAGCACAATATGTTGATGAAGCAGCATTGCAAAATGTAGCTAATCAAGAAATGACTAATACTATAAATGGTATTTCTCAATCTGGAGCATCTCAAGGTGCTATTAGAAGTTCTATATTAGGTGCTGGATTAAATAAAACAAAAGCATTATCGGATGCTTATATGAAAGCTAATGCTGAAAATAGAGCCACTGATGATAAAGCACAGCAATTTAACTTAGGAGTTAATGAGTTTAATACACAAGTACAACATAAGGAATCTGAAAATTGGGAAAGAAATGAAGCTAATTATAGAAATGAAAAATCTAAATATTTAGCATCTATTGGAACTGATTTAGGAGAAATTGGTAAAGAAGAAATATTTAAAAATCAAGCTGAAAAAATGACAGGTTATAGTTGGATGGGAGATTATTTAAAATCTAATCCTGATTATAAAGCTCAATATGATGCTATTTCTAAAGATTCTACACTTGATGATAATATGAAATATGCTAAACAAAAAGCTTTAGCTGATAAAATATTTCAAGGTTTAACTCCAGAACAAAAAAAACAAGCTGAAGCTTACCAAAATTCAATACGTACTTATGGTTTACCTCAAGCATATGGTGGTTATTTAGGAATTAATAAAATAGGAAAAAAATAATGGCAAATAGATTTGATAATGGTTCAGTTTCAGCGTATAATCCAATGAGTATGCAAGAAATTATGATGGTTCCTCTTGCAATGAGAGAACAACACAATAATGTACAAAAGGATATACAAGCACAACAATCTGAATTAGATAAAATAAATGCATTACCTGTTCATACTGAAGAAGCTAAACAACGTAAAGATTATTTGTTAAGTAGAATAAACGCTTTAAGTTCAGATTTAGCAAATAAAGGATTTAATAACGGAATGACAGACAATGTTATTAAGTTAAACAGAGAAGTTAAAGATGAATTTTCCCCAACAGGAAGATTGGGTCAAATAAACAATGCTCATTCTAGTTATTTTAAAGAATTAGAAGATTTTAAAAAATCTAATGAAGATAAAAAATGGTCACAACAAGAATTTGACTTAAATTGGAATAAACATCTAAATCAATATAAAGGTTATGATGAAAAAGGAAATATTACAACAATTGGTTCATTGTCTGCACCTGAAAAAAGAACTATTCAAGATGAATGGGAACAAATTTCTAAAATAACAGGAAATTCTAAAATTGCTACAGATATAATTAGTGGTAATGGTAGTATTAGTCCAGGACCAAATGGTTCAATAATTGTTACAAATAAAGAAACTGGCAATAAAGTAAGTTATAACAATCCTCAAATTGTAGCTGGATTAACTTCTATTTATACAAAATTAAATGATCCTACAAGTGATTTAAGTAAAGCTAGAGAATATGCTGGTCAATCTGTAGAAAGTGCTTTATCTGAAGCATATAATTTAGGATTAACTAAAATAGATACAGATATTCAAAGAAAAGATGTTAGTAAAATAAATGTAGATGGATATAAAAATTCATTAGATTTAGCATCAGAACAAGAAGCTAATGCAATTACAATGGTTAATACTGAAGAAGCATCTTCAGATCCAGAAGAAAGTATTGGACAAGCGACAGGTATTTTTAATACCTTAAATAAAAGAGGTTTTAATAATCTAAATCCTGATGAAAAAGAACAATATATTGTAGCTAAAGGAATGTTAGATAATTATAATAAAATTGATAAAAATAAAATTCATCAATATTCTAATATAATAAAAGCTAACGGTAAACCAGCATACGTACATTATGCTAATGAATTAGGTATTCCTGGTAATAAAGGACTAACTTTAGGTGCAGTTGAAAGATATAAAAACAATAAAGATGCATCTTTTATAAAACAATATAAAAATACACCTTTTGAAAGAATTGTAAAAGAAATTACCAAACATGGTGAAAATATTTTTAGAATTAACGATGCTAAAGAAATTTTAGAAAATTTAAAAAATGTAACAAAAGAAGAACGTGAAAATGCATTAAAATTAATTAGTAAATATAGAGAAAAAAATGGAAAAATAAATAAAATTTATAATTCTTATAAAAATGATGTATTTTCTAATCAAAATAAATATACTCAATATTATGCACCATTAACGTCTGATTCCGAAAAAGGAACAGGTAAAATGATTTCTTTAGTTGGTGATAAATTATCACAAGTAATGAAAAGTCCTACAGGAGTTAATTCTTTTAGTTCGATAACACAAGTTAGTGATGAAACTGGAAATATTATTGATTTAAGAAAAGGAGATTTACGAAAAAATATTACTGAAACTAGAAAAAATATCAATAATGTAATGCAAACTGCTGAAAAATTAGAATTTGTAGATTTATCTGATAATGATAATGGTTATCCTTCAATGAGATTTAAAGTATATCCTGGAAAAGATAATACTAATACTGGTGAAATTGAAGGATCACAATGGTATAATGATTTAAATGTGGGTGGAGATAAACCATTTACAGTTACTGTTAGATTAGGTGATTTTACAAATATAACATCTGGTTCATCTACAGGTTATGGAACAAATACTCCTCAAATAGAATTATTAAAATTAATTATGGAAAAAGGTGGTGAGCAAGGTAAAAAAATTGCAAGTTCTGCACTTAATAGAATACAAGCAAATAGATAATTATGGAAGAAGAAGAAATAATTAATCCTAAACAAAAAAAGACAGTAGCTGCTTCTTATGATAATTCTTTTGATAATATTAAAAATATTACACCTGAACAAGCTCGTAAAAATGTTAAAAACATTGAAAAAACAGAAGGTTCAGGAATTATTTTAGAATCGTTTAATACTTCTGGAAATAAAGATTATTTAAAAGGTTGGGAAAATCCTCACACTATTTATGGTGGAACTGGAGATATAAATTCAAACGATCCTTTTAGTGAAATACGTGCAATAAATCAAGGAAATTTAAACAAATTAGGAAACTTACCACTTAGAGTTAATACTAAAATTTTAGCAGAAGTTGCTAAAATACCTGGATATGTTGGAGGATTAGCTGGAGGTTTATATGGAGAAACCTCAGATGCTATAACAGGTAAAAATGAATATTCTTTTACAGAACAAGCTTTTAATAATTCATGGATTAAAGGAATAAGTCAAATAAATGAAAATGTAAATCAAGATTTATTACCTATATATGTAAAAAAATCTGTAAAAGATGGAAATTTATGGGATAATGTTAGTTCTATAGATTTTTGGGCAACAGAAGGTGCTGACGGTATTGGTTTTATGGCTTCAATGTTAGTACCTGGTGCAATATTAAAGTCGTTAGGTTTAGGTGCTAAATTAGCTCGAACATCTGAAGTAATAGCGTCAATTGGAAGTAAAGGAACTAAATTTCAAAAATTAATGTCAGGTGCTCAAAAAGCGGCTAAATTAGGTTTAAATACTGAAAATTTTGATATGATAGGAGCAACTGTGGCTAATACTTATTTAGAAGCAGCAGCTGAAGCTGGAATGGCAATAGATTCTTTTGAAAAAGAAAATAAAAATGAATTTATAGATAATGCACTTGCTTCTGGTAAAACAATAGAACAAGCTGAACAAGAATTTAATACACAAAAAGCAATTCTTGGTAAAAATATGTTTGTATCTAACGTTGCTTTATTAATAATTCCTAACGGAATTCAATCTGCAATGATGTTTGGTAAGGGAGCTAGTAAATTTATGGCTAAATATGGAACTAAAGAGTTTTTAAAAAATAGTGGTAAAAGAACAGTAGGTTCAACATTATCTGAAGGTTTTATAGAAGAAGCTCCACAAACTACTGTTGAAACTTATTTTAAAGAAAAAGCTAAAAAAAATAATTTAAAAGGAGATGGTTTATTTAGTTTTGATGATTTTGACCCTAAAGGATTAAAAGAAGCATATTTAGATACAATATCTTCAGTTGATGGACAAAAAGCAATATTTTTAGGTGGTGTTTTAGGTTCTTCAATGTCAGTATATCAAGGTAGAAAAGAAGATATTTATAATAAAAAAGAAAGTGATAAAGCTACATCTTTAACTGAAAGATACGAACAAACATTACACGCATTGACTGACACTAAAGGAAATGTTTCATATGATTATCACAACAATCCTATTGTTAGTAATAAAGAAATAATTGCAAAATTTAGAACAATTGACGCATTAAGTGATAGATTTGATGAATATGATAAAGCTTTAGAATCTGGTGATGAAGAAACATTAGAAAAAGTAAGAAATAAAACTATTCAAGATGTAGTATTACCTTTTGTAAAACAAGGAGAATTAGGAATAGAAGCTTTAACTAACTATTATGATAAAATGTTAGAATCTGAAGATGTTTTAAATTCTGAAGATTATGAAACAATAAAAGAAAGAAAAGAAGAAGTTATTAAAACTGCAGAAAGTGTTTCTAAAAAATATGATTTCTATACAAATTTTATAAATAAAAGATTTAATATTCCAATTAAAGCTAAAAATAAAGAAGAACAAAAAACTTTAGATTTATTAAAAGCTCAATACTTTGATAAATTAAGTAGTTCTTATGCTTTAGCTGAAATGGAAAAAGAACAAGTTCAAAATAAATTAAAAAATGTAGATAAAGAACTAGAACAATTAAATAAAATTCATGGTTTAAATGAAGTAACTACAAATGAATTAATTAATGAATATGTTCATAATACAGACACAACAGAATCTTTTACAAATAAAAAGAAAGATAATTTTGCTTCTAAAAACGAAGAATATAAAAAACTTTTAGATTATAAAAATAGATTACAAGATAAATTAAAAGAAACTAATCTTGAAATATCTGAAAATTATTTTGATAATAAAAAAATAAATAATGATTTTTTATTAAAAGAAGAAGATAATATTGAAAATACATCTGAAATAGAAACAGATGAAGTTTTAGATGATGAAACGCCACCAGATGAATTAATGGCTACTTTTAGTAGCTCTAATCCAACTTCTGTAGTAACATCCCCAGTTGAAGCTTCTACAACAACTACACCTATTACAACTACTTCAGAGCCTTCAACAACAACAAGTCAGCCAGTTGCTAAGAAAAAGAAAGTTAAAAAAGTTGAAGATCCTAGAATTAAAGAATTAAATAAAAAAATATTTTTATTAGAAAATTTAAATAAAAAAGTAATATTAAACGGTAATATTAAAGGAACACTAATAAAAATAAATGATGAAAGATATGAGTTACATGACGATAATTTTATTCATGAAATAAATATTAATGATATTAATTCTTTTAAATCAGATACTTTAGATTCTAAATATAATATTACTAATATTACAGAAGACTCTGTAACTGTTAATGGTATAGATTATATTATCAATACTGATAGTAAAGGAAATATAGTTTCTTTATCACCTGTTAATAAACCATCTCAGGAAATTAAAAATGAAAAATTAATTACTGCTGTTGAAATTAAAAGAAATCAGTTAGCATATAAAGAAGAAGTTGAAAACATTGAAGAAATTATTGAAAAATTAGAAAATAATTATCCTAATCTTAATGCTATTTTAGATACTATTTGGGAAACAAATATGACAAATACTGTAGCTGAAGCTTTAGATAATTTATACGAAGATAAGACTTTAACAAAATCTGAAGAATTACAATTATCATTATGGTTAATAGATGCTTTTAAAAGAGTAACCAGATTGTATAATGAAAAAAATACAAAAGAAGAAACCGAAACTTTAAATCAGGCTTATAGTAATTTAGAAATAATAGAATCTTTATTATATAATTTAAAAATAAATAAAAATGAAACAGTCCAAAAAGAAAGAAGTGATTCAAAAAATGAAATTACTATCTCTTCCGAAAAAACTAAAACAAAAACTTCAGAAGTAAATAATCAAGAACTTGAACAATTAAAAAAAGAAAAAGAAGATTTACTACAACAGATAAAAGAAGAAAGTCTTGTATTTAAGATGCCTGAAATAACTGAAGAAGAAAAAATAGATTCTGTACTACAAACTAGCGAAGTTGCTGAAGTAGAAAAAGGAGTTCAAAATCTTATAAATGAAAGTTTAGATGATGAAGGTAATCCAACAATAAGCCAAGAAGAATTCAATGCTTATATGGAACAACAAGATATTCCAGAAGAAGTAAAAGATGCTGTTGTACTTTTAAATGAAGAACAACTTAATACATTACCTACACAAGAAGTAATAGATAATAAAGTAGAACTTATTAAAACTGAACTTGAAGGTGTTGATGAAAAAGATATAACTGAAGACGATTCTATTCATAAAGAAGAAGATGAAGATGTAGCTAATTCATTTACAAATAGTAAAGAAGTTATTGAACCTGAACCTGAAAATAATTCATTAGGTCATAAAATTCAGAATAAAATTACAGAAGCTTTAGAGAAAATTTATAAAATATTTGAAAAAACTCCAAGAGATAAAAGAGATGATAAAGTTACTTTTAGTTTAGGTGATTTCATTAATAACGATACAGTTAAAGATATTTGGGATAATTTTTTAAAAACTGGTAAAATTGATAAATCAGGTATTAAATGGTTAGAAGAATATTTACCAATAAAAGTTACCTTAACTAACGGAAAAGTAGAAGGTTCATCATTTTTAAAATCTAAAAAAGGCTCTCCTAATTTTGAAAGTTATGAATTACCTTTAAGAAAAGCGATTGTAAAAGCTTTAATTGAAAATAAAGGTGATTTTACTAAATTTGAAGGTTCGGTCCAAGGGCAAGGTAAAGGTAAGTTAAATTTAGATAATGCGAGTACACAAAATAATGTATTAGATATTAGTGTACTTAAAGGAATGAAAAAACCTGAATTATTAAAATATCTTAAAGAAAATACTTATATTGTAAATCACGATAAACAATTAGTTCATGCTGAAACAGGACAAAAATCTATAGAAAGTTTTTTTAATGTTATAAAATCTTTTCATAGTGGAGATGTATTTTTAGTATTTACTAGACCTAATGGACAGAAAGTTCCTATTAAATTAAATAATAAAAGAATTACTCAAGAAAAGGCTGAAGCAACTGTTAAATTATTAGCTTTACTTTCTAATACAATTAAAACAAATCAATCAGATATTGTTTTAAATGATAAAGATTTCAAAAACTTTTTAAAAGATAATGTTGGAGAATTTTACTATAATCAATTAGAATTTGAAATAAATTTTTCTAAAAAAAATAATAATAAAACAAGATTAGAAGAAATAATTAATTATATTACCTATATTCAAAATAATAATAATATTAGTAAATTATTTATAGACAATAATGGAGATTTAACAATAGGTAGATTAATTCAAAAAGTTAATGAAGATTTACAAGTTGAAAATAATGATTATGATAAAAACCTAACAGCGATTGGTTTTAGAGGTTTTGAAGGTCAAAATATAGAATCTTTAATTAGTAATGAATTAGATGAAAACGCACAAGCTAGATTTAATCATTTGGTTAGATTTATTATGTACAAAAAAACTAATATTATTGCTGATAAATTTACTGATGATAATTATATAGAACATGTTTTTGGTATTGGTGAAAATAAACAAAGTCTAGTTAGCACTAATGTTTCAGTAGATAAAGATATATTTGGAGGTTATAGTGATATATTTCTTAACAATGAAGTTACTACTTTAGAAGATGGTAAAGCTAAAGCTAAAGAATTAAAAGAAATTGAAAACACTGAAATACCTTTAGCTAAAGAAGTTGTTTATAATGAACCTACATCTACTACTCAATCTGAAATAGAAGTTCAAAAAGCTGATATACTACAAAAAAAGAAAGAAAGGTTAGCAAACGTTAAACCTATGTATCATCATACAAATGTTGATACTAAAGACTTTAACTTTAATAATTTTCAAAGAGGGAATAAACAAGTTAGTCAATTTGGTGATGGTTTAAACGCATCATCAAATACCACTTCATTTCTAGTTAGTAGATATGGTAAACCAATACAAGGTGAAGTCAATGATGCTGATTTTGTTAAAATAGATGCTTCAAAAACTGAAAAAGAAGTATATGAAGAATTAAAAAAACAAGGTTATATATTTTCTGAGGTTCATGATACTAATGATGTTTTATCTGAAGTACCTGGAGCAGCTATGGAGTTATTTACAGATTTTCAAAAGTCTAATCCAAATGTAAAAGGTGTTCGAGTAAGTAATCATATTATAGGTAATACTAAAGTTGCACCATTTTATGTAATATATGATGCTAAATCATTTTATGGTCAAGGAGCTTTAAGTAAAAAAATTGAACAAGAAAGTAATGCAGAATTAGCTGCTTTAGAAAGTAAACCTAAAATTAATTTAGAAGATAAAAAAGCTGATATAGAAAGAAGAAGACAAGAAGAATTAAATGAAGAAAGTTATAGAATACCTATAGCAAAAGAAAGCAAAACATTTGTTGATGAAAATGGTACTAATTTAAAAATAACCATAACAACTTTTAAAAACGGTTCAAAAGTTTCACAAACAACTAATTTGGATAATGGAGTTGTAACACCTAAGGAGTCTTATCCAAAAGAATTAGATAATGCTAAAATATATAACGCTGAGTCAGGAACTGAAATTAAGTTAGATGATACTAGAATTGCAAAAAAAGAAGCATTATCTGATAGTAGAATAAGTGATAAAATCAATGCTAAATATGATGCAGAATTAGCTGCTTTAGAAGGAACTACATCAAATATTGTATCTGCGTCTTTTACAGGACAGGGAACCACTCTTGAAATAGAAATCAAAGGAGAAAAGAAAGATTTTTTACTTACTTGGAATAGAAACAATACTAATCCTACATTATGGGGAAATAAAAAAGAAGACGGTAGTTATACTACTACAGACGCATTTCCTTCTAAAGAAGATATTCAAAAATTAGTTGATAAATATGTTCCTATTAAATTATTAAATTTAATTAATGAATGGGTAGAAGCTTCTAAATTACCATCCGAACAAGTATTAGACACTCAAAGTAAAATAGAAAATAAAATTAATGCAGAACTAAAAGCATTAGAAGAAACAGAAAATAATTCAGAAAATAATAGGATTATTGAAAATAATTTCGTATCTTTGTCTAAGATGGATAATATAACAAATATTAGAGATAAAAATAAAATGATAGAGTTTGCTAAAGAGAATTTAGACTTTATTCCAAAATCATTAAAAACTTCAGAGAATTTTCAACAATTAAAACAAGAATATCCTAATTCTGAAGCTTTAAATAAACAAGTAGATAAAATATGTGGTTTATAAAAAATAAATATTAAAATATGGGATGTACAAAAATTAGTAAAACTAATAAAGGTGAATCTAATTTATTTAATACTATATATAATGGAGTAGCTAATGGTAATGAACAATTAGCTACTCACTATTATAATTGGTTTGAAAGTAAAAGATTTGATGAATTATTTGGTTTTAATTATATTAATGCTTATAAAAAAGGTATTCAAAATGAAAGACTTGATGAAAATGGAGAACCTAAATTATTATATGATAAGGAAACAAGTAAATATTATTTCTTAGATAAAAATAATTTAAAATCTTATTTTCCATCATCTTCTAAGGGATTATCTAAAACATGGTCTGGTCAACAAATTAAAAATGTAACATCAAGACTTGTTTCTTCATATTTTAAAAGATATTCTAATATCGATTTTAACAATATTGATTTTTCAACATTAACTAATTTACCTAATTTAGATAAATTTATTAAACATGAAATTGATAAAAAAATTGCAAAGTTAAACGAAATTGTTGATAATGGTACTGAAGATGAAGCTGATGTTGCTTTAGCTAAATTAGGTTACTTAGAAGATGCTTCTAAAAACTTAAACGAACTTAAAGAATTAGTTGTTAAAAAGTTTAAAGATATTGGTGCTGATTATAGTGAAGATGAAGATAATGATGATTTTAGTGAAGATGTAAAAGAAACAAGTAGGGAAGGTGTTGTTGGTAAAGCTTCAATAGAACGTTCTAGTAGATCTAAAGTTACAGCTAATGTTAAATTAAGATTAAGTTTATTAGATGATTTAGAAAATAAAGATGAACTTTGGGATGATTTTACTTTACTTGAATTTGATAAAGTTTATAAAAAACTTCAAGAGTTATTATCTAATAAAATTCCTTTAGAAGGAGAATTTTTATATGATAATTTTGTTAAAATAATAAATGAAAATGTTAAATATTTTCCTTATTTGAAACAACTAAATCAAATGTTAGCCGATAATAAAGATGAGAATTTTCCATATGAATTTACTCAAGCTTTTTATAAAGCTAAAAATACATTTGTAAATGAGGAATATAAAAAAAATGAAAAAGGTTATACTCAAGAAACAAGAGATTTATCAAATAGGACAGATAAAAAAGTAATTATTAAAGATAAACTTATTCAAGGATTTACTAATAAATTTATTGTAAAAGACTCAAATGGTAATTTAATTCTTTTTGACCATACTAAACAAGTACTGATAGATAGTATAAAAAGTCTAAAAGAAATGTTTAACCGTTCTGCAACATTATCTAATAAAGATAAAGTAGATGTAAAAAAAATAGAAGATTTTAAAACTTTTACTTTAAATACATTAAAGAAACTAGGTTTAAATATTTCTGATAAAGGATTTAATCATTATATTGGTTATCCTATAGATATAAAATTAGAAAATTTAACTGAAGAAGAAAGAATTAAAATATTTAATAATATTTATAATTTAGTTGCTAAATTAAGTAATTATGCTTTTAAAGAAGTAACTACTGATGTAAATAAAATATTTAATTCTACTAATGAATTTAATAAATTAATTGATTCTGAAGTATTTGTTTCTGATAATGATATGTCGGAAGATATGGTTCGAATTGGTGGTGAAAAAAGATATGTGTTTAGTAATCCTTCACATCTTCATATGGAATTAGAAAGATGGAAACAAGATCCTTCTATTTTATTAAAAGAATATTATAATGATCCTTATATGGAAGGATCCAGACTTGTTACTGAATGGTTTGAGTTAGATACAAATCAAGACAAATCTTTTGAAGAACTTGTAGAAATAGGTAGAAAAAATCTTAAAAATGTAAAACTTGGTATATTTGGTGAAATGACATTAGGTGGAGTTAAGAATAAATTTGAAAAAACAACAGATTTAGAATTTAAAGATTATTTTACAAACAATATAAATTCAGTATTAAACAATCAAGGTTTTGTAAGAACAATTACTCAAGCAGATAAATCTACAGAATTTGTCTTTAAAACACTTGTTAATAGAATTAAAGGTTATTTAGGATATAATACAACTTTAAATGAATTTGAAATAACTGACGAAGTTAAAAAAACTTATTTTAATTATTATTTATCTGAATTAAAAAGTGCATTACGAGCAGATCAAGTTGTTAACGAAGCAATTAAAAATAATGACGATACTAAATTAACTCCTCATTATCATTATCAGTATGAAGTTAAAAATGATAAAGGTGAAACAATTATAAATCAAAATCGTTTTGATAAATCTGGAAACGACTTTAAATCTCAATATTTTGATAAGCTAAATCAATATACAGAACAAGAATTAAGACTTTTAAAAGCAGATAAATTACCAAAATCTAAAATAAAATCTAAATTAGAAGAAGAAATTGTAAATATTGTATATAATAAAGACGGTTCTTTAAAAATAAAAGATTTAAGTACATTCACTTTAAATGATTTAGAATTAGAAAGTAAATTTGGAGAATATCTTCAACAAATGATTACTTCTGAGGCTAGAGAAACACTTAAAGAAATGAAAAATCTTGGTATTATAGAAGTTAAAAATGGAAAATATTCAAATAAACTTTTAGATACTAATTTAGTAGAAGAAAATACAAGTGGTACTGGTGAAATTGGTATGAGTAATGCAATAAATAAAATTGCAATAAATTACATGATTAATGGTATTTCTAACAGTATAGAATTTACCAAATTATTTACAGGGAATATTGCTTACTATAAAAATTCTGTGGATTTTAAGAAAAGAGTACCTGCTACTCAATTAGAAGGAATCCCTCTGATACTAAAAAAAGGTGAAGAAGCTTTTAATATTGCTACAATTGAAGCAGTAATACAAGATAGTCCATTTTTAGAAGCTTTAAAGAAAGATAATGATGAAAATGGTGTAGATGCTCACACAATTAAAATGTTGTCAGATATTAATAGTACAGATGCTCAAGCATGGTGTACTCCTGAAAGATGGAAGTTTTTAATAAAAAGAACTGGTAAATGGTCTAAAGCTCACGATGAAGTTTACAGAAAAATGCAATCTGATAAAAATGAAAAGTGGTCTAAAGAGGAATTAAAACTAGCAGCTCAACCTTTAAAAGGAGGTTATTTTTATAAAATAAATGGTAAACCTACTTATTTAAAATACTCTCTAGCAGTATTATCTAAAGCAATGATAAAAGGTACTGATTTAGAAAGAGTTTTTAATAAAATGGTTGAAAATAAAATAGATGAATTAATTACTTTTGATGGTGTTAAAGTTGGTTCAATAACTCCAACTAAAATACATGATGAAAATGGTAAAGTTTTACCTGATGAACAATTAACTTTTAATGTTCAAACTTTAAATAATCATGGTTGGAAACTTCAACAAGATTTACCTGTTAAAAATTTTAAAAATGCAGATGTTGGTTCTCAACTTCAAAAGAATATATCAGCAGGACTTAAATTTTTATTAAAAAATTCTAATTATACTTTTAGAGGTAAAAAAATAACAGGTGAAGAATTACAAAATGAACTTGTAAAAACGGTTGGTAATTTAAGTGATGAGGGTTATAAGAGATTAATTAATAAAGCAGGTATTGATAAAGATGGTAAAATTACTAACACTAGAAAATTTTATAAATCATTAATTACTGAATTAAAATCCAGAGGTGGTTCTGAAAATTTAATAAATGCTTTAGAATCAGAAACTTCACTATTTGGAATACCTCAAGCAACAGGTAAAATATTTCAAATATTTGCAAGTATGATTAATAAAGCGGTTATTAAAATTCAAACTAATGGTGGTTCATTTATTCAAATGGCTGATTTTGGATTATCTTTAGATGCTGTTACAAAAGGTAATAGTGGTATAAGATTAAATCCAAATGTAGATGGTTTAAAACCACCAATGATTAGGACTAATGAAGATGGTAGTAGAACAGTTACTCCTGGTAGTGTATTTGTACCAGCATCATTCATAGCTAAATATATTCCAAATTGGACAGAATATTCTGATTATGAATTGTTTGTAAGTTATAATGGTGGTCATCCTATTATAGACCACAGAATACAAGAAAATATTATTGGTTATAGAATACCTAATCAAGGTTTACCTTCAAATGATGCTTTAACAATTGCAGGAATACTTCCTGAAGCTGCTGGAGATACAATTGTAGCTTATGTCGGTATTACTTCTAAAACCGGTAGTGACTACGATATTGATAAAATGTATGTGATGTTTCCTCAATATGAAAAAGTTATTGATAAAACAACAGAAGAAGCTGTTTTTGAACAAATTGAAAAGAACTTTAGAGGTATTAATAATGAAGAAACATTAAGTAATTATAAAAACTTTTTAGATAAATTTGAAGAATTAGATAATGAAGTATTATCTGGTAATTTTATTTCAGATTATAAAAATATTGAAAATAAAGAAGAAAAAACTTTATTTTTAAGAAATGTAAGAAAAGAGTTAATAAAACAAATTGTTAATAATATAGATTCTAAACAAGTTAAAAATATATTTAAAGAATTGGAATTTAAAACAATCGGTTTAAAATATTCTACAAAAGGTTTTGCTGGTGAACAAAATAAACTTATTGAAATATATAAATCAGTATTGACTAATCCTGAAGTATATAGTGATATAATGAAATCTATTGATAATGATTTTATTAAAAAAGAAATTAACGATTTAAAACCAGATAATTCAGATGCGTTTATGAATGCGATGAATCCTAGAGAAGATGTTAAATTAAGATATTCATTATTAGGAGCTAAAGCAGGTGTTGGTATGGAAGCTAATGCTATGACAGATATTTGGAGAACTGGTAAATTAATAATTACAAATTTAGCTAATTTTACTTGGGGTAATTATGATAAAACAACTAAAGAAACAGAATTAGATAAAGAATATTCTGAAGAATTATCAGAAGAAGATTTAAATTACTATGTTTCTGAAATGATTAAAGAAGATGCACCTAAAGAAAGAGTTGAAGAATTTAAAAATTCAATTAAAAAAATTAAAATTGGTGAAACGTTAGGTACGATTCTTAATGCATTTGTGGATATTGCCAAAGATCCTTATATTTCAAAAGGTAACTGGACTACTTCAACAACTAATGTTGGTAATTTAATGATTAGAATGGGTGTTCATCCATTATATGTTATTAATTTCTTAGGTAATCCTATTATTGAAGAATATAATCAATTTCAACAAAATAATGAAGGATTATTTGATAATAATTCAGGAGATATATTTAATAAATTTAAAGAACATATTATTGAAAAATCTTTAGGAGATATAAATTCTAAATTTATTTTAGTTTATAAAACTTATTTTAATACTTTAAATAAAGATACTTTTGAAAAAATTAAAGAAGAAGTATTAAACCTAGAAAATGGTAATAATTTAACAGAACAAGAGTTTGATTTATTTATAAAAGAATCAGAACGTTTAGTTGATGAGGTTTATAAACCACAATCTTTAAATTTATTTGATAGAACAACCGAACAATATAATAGAAATAAACTAAATTTAAAATACTTTAGAAACTCTATTAAAAATAAAGATAGTGTCGATTTAAATTTTAGAATTACATTATTAAATGAATTTAGAAATATTCAAAGTTCAAGTAAGTTTTTAAAATCAATTGTAGATTTTGGCAAATTAGATGTTAATGGTATAGGTAAAGATCCAAATATGATATTTCAATATGAAGATTTACTAACAGAAATTTTAGAAAATGCTGAAAAAACTGTTGATGAAAACGGTAAACCTATTAAAGGTGTTATAAAAGGTTTTGAATCTAAATTAGATAATACAATTCTTTCTAAATATTATAATAATCTTTTAAAAGTTAAAACTATTTTAGAACAAAATCCTTCAATGTTTCCAATGTCTATTGAAAATGTAAGAGGACTTATTAAAACAATGGTTAATGATATAACTAAATCTTATTCTAAAAAAGAAGAAGTTTCTGAAAAAATATCAAAACAATTTAGAACTTATATTTATTCAAAAGTATTTGACATACAAGATTCTGATAGAAAAAAAGTTATAGATAACATGCCTAAATATTTACAAAAGTTTCAATTAGAAAATAAAGGTAAATATTTTATGATTGATAATTTAAATGTTGTTGGTACTGAAATAGGTTTAAATAATTCAGATAGATCATTAGAATTTCAAAGAATGTTTACTAATTCTTGGGAACAACTATTTGAAGATCATCCGCAATTTGCAGAATCATTAGTAAAATATAGTTATTTAACTTCAGGATTTAATTCTAATAGAACACAATTTTATTCTTATATTCCTTTTGAATATTTTATTAAATTAAATATAAACGGTAAACTTAATGATATTTTTAATAAAGGTAATTTTGATGAATTTGAAAATAAGTTTTATTTAAATAATTTAAATGATACTTCTATTGTTAAAAATGTATTAGCTTCAAATGTTTCAGTTACACCTAATAATGAAAATGGTTTAATATCTGAAAAGAATAAAGGTCAATTTATAACAGTTAACGATGAATATTACAGATTAATAGGTAAAAATGAAGATGATTCATTTGTGTATATTAAAATTAACAATACACCTGTTACAAATGATTATAATGTAGAATTACAATTAAATTCATTTGATGACTCAATATTAAAAGTTGAAGAACCTTTAGAACAACAAGAAGAACAACCTATTACTTTAGAACCTGAAACTAAACAAGAAGTTAAATCTGAAATTATTGATAAAACATCAATTCAAATGCAACCTCAAAATGTAGAAAAAATACTCAATGGTACAAAAACTACAACAATTAGAGAAAGCATTCCTAAAGGTGGTAATATTGCGGTAGGTGAAACTAAAATAGTTAATTTTGGTGGTAAAGATTTTTATGTAAAAAATAGAGGACATTTAACTATTCAAGAAGCTGGAGGACTAGAAAATATGCTAAAATCAGAAGGATTAAAATCTATTGATGATTTTATGTATAATCAATCTAAAAATTGGGCTAAAGGTAATGGTAAAATGTATGTTTTTGATATAAAAGAATCCAAAGAAGTTAAATCTGAAGTTAGTAATATGAACGAACTAACAAATCATTCGGGTGGTGCAAAAGGTGGTGATATGTTTTGGGATAATATTGGTAAAGAATTTGGTGTTACAAATCATAATCATTATACTACTAAATATTTTGAAGATTTAAAACAAAGTCAACAATTAGAATTATCTCAACAATATATAAAATCAGCAAAATGGTTAGGTAGAGGAGTTATTAATTCAGAAACATATGCTGGTAAATTAGTTAGAAGAGATATGATTCAAGCTAATAATAGTGATGCTATTTTTGGAATAACTGAATTAGTTAAACCTGGAATTAATGGTAGAAAAGGTTACAATAATAAAACAAATCATTCTATTCCTGAAGGAGGTACAGGTTATGCTGTAACAAGAGGTATTTTAACTAATAAACCAACTTTTGTATTTAATCAATCTGATAATTATGGTAATGAAATTGGATGGTATAAATGGGATGTTAAATTAAATGATTTTATTAAAGTAGACACTCCAATATTGACTAAAAATTATGCAGGTATTGGTTCACAAGAAATTAATGAATTAGGTATTCAAGCAATTAAAGATGTTTATGAAAAAACTAAAAATTCATTATCTGAAATTAAAAATACTAATAAACCTCAACAATTATCTTTATTTGATCAACTTGAACAAGATAAACAACGTTGGGAAGAAGTTAAAGATAAATGGATTGAATCTGGTAGAACTGAAGCTGATTTTAATTCTATGAGTAATGAAGAAAGAGAACATATAATTGAAAACTGTTTATAAATGAAAAATTGCGTAAATTTTAATAGTCCAGATGTAGCTAAAATAGCAGGAGAACTAAATGTTTCTCCTGTTGTTGCTGCTGCAAAAATAGGATTGTGGCAAAGTAAAAATAATATAGAAGATAGATTTCCTACTGTTGATGAATTACAACAATCTAATAAGATTAATTATCAAAAGAATCAAACTAATTCTAACGAAGGTATAATTGCTTCTGAAAAAACTATTAGAGATTTGGCTGCTAAAATAGCAGATAGAATAGGTATGACTGTTAAATTTGAATCTGATAGAAGTAAAGAGTATAAGGGTAAAATTGAAAATAATGTAGCTTATGTTAATTTAGCTTACGCTACTCTTGACACTCCTATACATGAAATATTAGGACATCCTATTATTAGAGCTATTAAAAATAAAATAAGTTTTAAGGAAAAAGTTTACAACACTGACTTAGGGAAAGAAAGTATTTTAGTAGAACAACAATCTCAATTATACCAAAACCTACTCAAAGAACTTGAATATGGTAAAGGTAAAGAAGTATTAGATAGGATTAAGAGGGATTATGTAAATAAAGAACCTAAAACTATTTTAGATAATTGGAATCCAAAACAATACACCTTAGAAGATCAACAGGAAGAAGCTATTGTTGAACTATTAGGTTTAATGACTGCTGAAAAACTTGATAATGTTAAAGATGGTAAGTTAATATCTTTACTTAAAAGATTGCTTAAAGAAATGAAACAATTTATTCGTTCTTTAATTAATCAAAAAGAAGTAGAAATTGATAAATTACCTGATAATATGACTATTAATGATTTATCAGATTTGTTAGCTTATTCTAATAGTAAATTAATATTACCTGGATATGAAGTAGAATATACTACTCCTGATAATATGAAGTTTAAAACTTATCAAGAAGCTAGTAATCATATTAGTGAATTAACTAAAAGTGTTGAAGATGTTGATTTAAGTAACACAAATATTAACTATAAAGATATAATTCATGAAATTCCTAAAGAAGTTAATAATTTTATCTATAAAGGAACATTTGGAGAATTTGGGGAAATAGATTTAGATTTAAAAGTTGAAAAAAGGGATGATGGTTGGTATTCAGAAACACCTTATGACAGTGGTTTTATAAAAATAACAAATGCACAAGCTTTTCAATTTTATACTCAAGATCAAAGTAAAGGTGTTGCTAATATTAAAGAATTTATGGAAAAAAACAAAGAGTATGAACAATCTAAAGAGATTATAGAAGAATGGAAAAAAGTAAATAACATTCAATATAATCCTGAAGAAATATATTCAAGAGGTCAAGAATTTAGTTCTGTGGTAGGTGCTTATTCGTCATTTGATGTAAATCTTATGATGCAAAATCTATTATCTCATATAGAAGATAATGAAAAAGCTGGTGGTAAATTTGCTATATCTGCTTATACTAAACCTGTTGATAAACAAATAGGTCATTTAGAAGGTGGTGGAGGTAAAATTAAGTTTAAACTATATCCTAAATCTAATGATATATTATGGGCTGCCAATACAGATGTTTATAGTGGTAGTGTTTGGGATGCTTCTGAAAAAGTTAATAAAGATAAGAAATCTGAGTTACTTGGAGTATCTTATACTAAATATCCTTCTTTACGTAGTATAAATACTGTTCAACCTAATTTAGCTGCTATTGTAGAAAATTTAGCATATCATCACAATGAACTAGGGATTACTTTAACTGGTAATAATTTTAGACTTGAATATGATGAAGATATTCCTTACACTACTAAAAAGATTATTGACGGAATTAATAAAATATTAGATCAAAAATATGGTAAATTAATTAAACCTGAAATTAATATTTTAAAAAATGTACCTGAAGAAGATGCTGAACTTTTTGATCATTTATTAAGATTAGAACAAGATGATGAAAATTCTCATCCAGATGCTAATGCATTATTAAGTTCACAAGATAAAATAACATTACAAGAATTTAAAAAACTTTATATAATCCAACCAACACAAACTAATGAAACTTTAAAAGAAAGTATTGATAGTATTAAAAATTCTAAAAATATTGATAAAAATAAAGATCAAACAATCATATATTTAAAAGAAAGGTTAGAAGATTTAAACAATGTTAAAATATTAAAATCTAATAAAAATAAAGACCCTTATAAAGATTATGATAGAGTTGTGTTTTTAGATGAAGTAATGTTGTATGAACAAAATAAAGAATTTTTCTTTGTAGATTTAACAGAACAATATGCCGAACCAAATTCTATAACTAAAGAACAATTTGAAAAAGATCTTTTAAAATATGGAGATGCTAAAAAAATTAAAATTGAAGATGATTATTATTTAAATGTTCCTGATAAAATATTCTCTTTCTATGAAAGATTTAATACCGAAAAAGAAGCAACAATTTTTGTTAAAAATGAAAAAGATAATATTAATAAAAAACTAAAATCTTTAGAAAGTGATGAGGTAAAAGAGTACACTTCTCAAGCATTAATAAACACTAAAATAGCAGCTTTAAAAGAAGTAGCTAAAAAACAACCTAGAAGTTTAATTAGAAGTGAGGTTAAACCTATTCAACAAGCAAGACAACCTTTATCTTATTTTAAAGATGAATTACCTTTTCAAAAAGTACCTTCTAAAGATTTATCTGAATTTGAATCTGATGAAAATGAATCTATTTTTAGTGAATCTGTTAAAGAACCTGTAAAAGTTAAAGAAGATAATTTTGAAGTAAATAAAAAATTATTGTTTGGTGATGAAAAAGATACAAATAAATCTTTTACAGCTAAAGAAGTATTACAAAATATAATAGATTTTGACTTAAATTTATCTGATGCTGGAACTAATTTAGTTTTTAAAGCAATAAACATTTTAAATTTAGCTAAAACTAGAGTTAAAATAATTAGTCAAGAACGATTTGACGAATTAACTAAAGATTCTAAAGGTGAAGGTACTGCTGTAATGGCTTATAATTATGATGCTGGTAATGTAATATATATTACTGAAAATTCTTTAAAAATGTTCAATAAAGAACAAATTTTAGAAGCTTTTATTCATGAAGTAGCTCATAATTTAAGTATTAAAGCTTTAGTTAATCCTGTAACATTTGAAGAAAAAGAATTTCACGATTTAATATTTAAAGCTTTTGAACAATATAAATATTTAGGTAAAACTTTAAATGGTTCTGGTAGTTATGGTTTTACAAATGAAAAAGAATTTGTAGCTGAATTATATTCAAATGTTGAGTTTAGAAAAGAAATTCAAGATTTAGAAAAAGGATTTTGGAAAAATTTTGTTGATGGTGTTAGGTTATTATTTGGTTTATCAAGAACATCTACTAATAATGAATTGATTAGTAGTATTTTATTAATTGAAAGTGTTGAAAAGTTTATTGAAAGTAATACAACTGCTGATGAAAATGTATTTAAAAATGATTATTCAAATTCTTTTAATAGTGTTTTGTTTAAAAAAGTAAAAGATATTAAAGATGCAGATACTTACGAATTAGAAACAATTGATAAAAAAGCTGAACATTTAGTTAATAAAGCCAAAAGTAAAGTTGCAGAATTAATTAATAGAACTAAGGCGTCTGATAAAGAAAAAGCTGGTGAATTTTTAGAAGAATTTAAAAAACTTGAAAAAGAATTAGAAACGTTATCTTCTTTAAATAAATGGAAAGCTATTACTGGTTATATGGTATCTTTTAAGTCAGCTATTGATAAATTAAACAATGGTTTAGAAAATAAATTCAAAGTTAAAGAAGTTACATTTAATGGTGTAAAATATACTAAAGTAAAAAATTTAGATGGTTTTAAGAGTGAAAATGGAGAATATATAATTCCTGAAGACCAAAAAAGTAAAGTAGATAAAGATTTCTTTGAAGCAAATAATTTTATAGTTGATTCTAACTTATATAATGATATTGAAAATGAAGGAATTAAATCTTTTTCAAATAAAGATTATTTAAGTTTAGCAAATGATTATGATGATTATTTAGCTTCTTATGATTTATTAGAAGAAGTTAAAAAGTTAATTGGAGATACGGTTAAAGACCATACATTAAATCGTGAAGATAAGTTAGAAATTAAACAGATTAAAGAAATAATTAATGAAATTTCTAAACCTCATGACAAATTAATAGCTAGAATTAAAGATTTAAGAAAAGATTCTGCAATTAAATTATTTTCAGACCCTTCCAATAATAAAAAAGTTACAGCTAAATGGAGACGTAGATTATCCTTAGAATATAGTAAACTTAAACATCCAAAAGAATCTCGTGATGAATGGATTGGTTATCATTTAAATAATACATATGCTGAAGAGTTTAAAAAAGATTTAGAAGATGCTGCTAGAAAAATAATTGAAAATCCTTATACTGATATTTCAAGCTATGTTAAAAATTGGATGGATTTGTTAAATACAAATAGTCCTTTAATTAATATGATTGCAAATATTGTTGGTAAAATGAGAGATTCTATCTTAAAAGAAATAACAGTAATTAATTTTAAAATAGATGAAGTTTTTCAAGAATATTCTAAATTTAATAATTCACTTTCTATGTCTAAAAAACATGGAAATTTAGTTGAATTAAATGAATCTGAAGATACTTATTATTTAAAAGGTAAATATTCTATTAAATTTAAAGAAAATTATAATAAAATGTTAAATTCTTTATTAGAAAAGAATAAAGAACTGGAAAATTATGATTATAAAAAAGACATAGAATATAAAAAATGGATTAAAGAAAATACGATTAAAAATGAATTAGGTCAAACAATACCTCATTCTAAATATTTAAACAAACCATTAAATCCAGCTGAAGAAAAAGCTTTAGATTTTTTTAGAACACAAACTAAAAGTAATCATGAATTAAATTATAAAGGTAGGGGTGGTTTATATTCAACATTCTTTGGTGCTGAATATTATAAACTACCATCTAAAACTAAAAGTGATGGTGAAAGAACTTTAGAAGGAGATATTAAAGGTCAGATTAAAGATAAATGGACAGATTTAAAAGAAACTAAAGTTGATGACATTCATTATGGGGAAGCCTTTGATAGTAAAGGTGGTGAATTAAAAAGAGTTAAAATTAATTTTAGAGGTAAATTAGAAAGTAAAAATCAATCATTAGATTTATTTACTGTTTACAGAGCTGAAGAAGCAAATGCTATTTCTTTTAAACATCGTTCAGCTAATGAAAATAAACTAAAATTATTTTTAGATATTGCTAAAAATAAGGATTATAAAACAAAATCTTTATCAACTAGTAAATGGGCTTTGAATCTTTTTGCTAAGAAAGGAGTACAAGGTCAAACTTTTTCAGGTGAACAAAGTAATGAATATGCTAAAATAAAAGGTATTTTAGAAACTGCTTTATATGATATTACTTCATATAGTGAAGTTAAATTAGCAGGAAAGGATGTTAATAAAATTATTTCCAAGGTTAATGGAGCAGCTGCTTTTATTGGTATGACATTAAATATTGGTAGTGGTGCAGTAAACTTTTTAAATGGTCAAACAACGATGGCTATGTTAAGAATTGGTGGTAATTATATTAATAAATCAAATTTATCTAAAGCTGAATTAAATTATACAGCTAATTTACCTAAAATAATGGCAGATATTGGTAATCCTGTTAAAAAATCATTTCACAATCAAATGTTAAATATGTTTGATATCATTGGTGGGATGAATATTAATAAACAAGATTTTTTAAATAACAGTACTGTAAAAGAAATGTTATCTTTACACAATGCTAATTTTATCAATGAAACTATTGAACACGGATTAAATTGTGTTTTAACTGAGGCTGTATTACGTTCAATACCAGTTATGAATAAAAATCATAAATATATCGATAAAGAAGGTAACGAGGTTAGTGAAGATAAAGCTGCTTCTATATTTGATATGTTATATTTAGATAAGGATGGTATTTTAAAAACTAAAGAATATTTTACATATTCAAAATATAATTTAGTAGATGATTATCACACAACAGGTAAACAATCTATAAATTATTTTTTAAAGAAAAATGTAGAAAATCTTTATGGTGTTTATGATAACAATATGAAAGCTGAAATAGCTAAAAATTGGTATGGTAAATTATTAATGATGTTTAAAAGTTTCTTCTTATCTCAAATGGAATATAGATATAAAGGATTAAGAACTGCAAATAAAGCTAAAGATGAATTAGATGATGAAGATTTAACTTTTAATAATGCAGAGCAAGAATTTACTGAAGGTATTTATGTTACAGCGGTTAGAACTTTTTATCCTTTACTTAGACATTTAAATTTACAAATGACTAAAGAGAATTTTAAAAATCTTTCTGATTATGAAAAAGCTAATTTAAGACAAGTATTTTTTGAAGTATCTTTAACTGCTATTTTATTACCTTTATTAGGAGCTATAATGGCAGCAAATGCTGGAGATGATGATGACGAATTATATTTCTTATTGTTTGCTTTTAGAAGATTGGAATCTGAAATGTCACAATTTAGAAATATTGCTGAACTAAATAGAATGATTAGTAATCCTATTGCTGCAAATAGGTTTTTACAAAATGGTTTTACTGTTGTAAATGATATATTTACACCTATTAATTTCCAACCAGAAAAAAATGAAAGTTATTTTGATTGGTTAAGTGAAAATTCTAAAGGAGAAAATATAATGGGTAATCATGCTTTTAGATTTGCACCATGGAAATCATTGTATATGAATACATATAAACAACGTTGGTCATTAATAGATAATAAATAAAAAGTCAAAAAAAAAGCCGTAGCTACTATTTGTAGACTACGGCTTTTTTGTTTTTATTCCATTTTCATTATTAATTCTTTATATTTCTCACACTTTTCTTCAAATTTAATTCTATCGTCAATAACTTTAAGTACATTATCAAATTTACCTTCAGTTTCATTTTGAACTAAATTCCACATTTGTTGTGCAACTTCTCTAATTTCTAACTGAGCATGTTCACTATTTCTCAATTTAATGAAATTAGCAAAACTTCTCATATTAAAAGTTACATCAGCTTGAATTTGTGAATTATATGTTTTAAAAAATCTAGCACTTTCTTTAGCTCTTTTACGACCTAAAATAGGCGTTAACTGTTCTAGAGCTTTGTGATATAGCATATTACTTGTTTTAGTAAAATCAATAAGTATATCATCCCATTTAGTATATACATCTTCTCCAGTCTCTGTTACAACATTCCAATCTTCAGGAATATAATATTTATCTTCTTTTAATTCTTTATATCTAGCTGATTCACCATTAATATTAGACATTCTATGCTTTAATAAATGAATATGACTAGCTATGTCAGTATCTACTAAAAAATGTACCGTAACCTTCTCAAAAGGTGTTTCGTGATGATTAGACCAAAGCATTTCTAATAAATTAGGAATTCTTTCTCTTTTAGCTTCTGTAATATCTCTTGAAGTACTTGTCCAAGCTGATTGTGCTATAACTTCATCACTTCCATAAAATCCTAATAATTCTACTGTATTTTTATTCATATATTAATATATTTCCATTACTACTTAATTTACCAAATTTACCATCAGTAACAACACTTCCATTACTAAATATTGTAGGATAATCTGATAATTTTAAAGTTCCTGCATTAATAATATCTTCACAATTATGAATATGTCCAAATAATGAATATTTAGGTTTAATTCTATTTAAAATATGATCCCTAAGGCTTTTACAGCCACAATATTCTAAGTTACCTTCTCTACTATAACTTAAATCTAATATTCCTTTAGGAGGTCCGTGTGTAACTAATATATCTATATTTTCAGGTATTTGTTTCCAATATTCATCCATTTTATGTCTAGCTTTCATAAAATACCAGTTTCCAAAAGATGGAGTTATTGGACTACCATAAATATTAATTCCTTCAATTTCAACAAATTCATCTTCTAAATATATAATATTCATTGCATTACAAAATTCTCTTAATTCAAATGTTACATTAGCAGCATAAGCATCATGATTTCCTGCAATTAATATTTTATATTTTATTGGTAAATTTGCGTACCATTGTAAAAAATCTTTAGCTTCAAGTCCATTTTTAAAAATATCATAATAATTACTAAAATCACCTGAATGAATAACAATATCAATATTTTCTGGAATAGTTAATAATCTATGATAACTGTGAGTATCACTAATGTGCCAAATCTTTTTCATTTACTTCTTGTATTTTATAAGTTGAATTAGCTGTTTTTAAAATCATATTTTTTTTATCAAACGATTTTACAACACTAGTCCAAGCTTGAGGTGATGATGTAAATTTTAATGATGGAAATAAAAATAATTGTTCACCAACATTAATACCTAATTTCGGATAACCTTGAATTATTGTAGAACCAACATTTACTCCGTTAGGATGATTACCATTAAATTTATCATCACTTATTTTAATAAGTTTTAAATATTTAATTTTTTTCTTCATTACTTTCAATTTTATCAATCATACTAGCCATTTTTAATATAAGATAAATTACATTGTCTCCAAATTTCTCATCAATTGTAGAGATTTTAGGTAATATACCTTTTTCTAAATCATTAGTTATATCTGCAATAGATATTTCATGTTTTAAAAGAAACCCATCTAATACTTTTTCACGTATTAAACCACTTCTTTTACTTCCTTCATCAAAGTTATGAAATACATTACCATTACGGCGATATTCGCATCCTTTAACAATAAGAGTTTCTCTAATACTATTTAAAAATATATCTACTACTTCATCAAATCTTTTTTCTGTCATATTATTTAAACACTTTAATTATATTTTGTGTACCTACAGGATTCATACTATGTACAAACATAATAGGTAAATCTAAATTATTATGATTATAAAAGTTTTTAACAAATTTAGCACAATCAAGACCTGTTGCTTCTTTAAAAGAATCATAATGTTTATTATATTTTTCTTCTCCAGAATACATGTCTTGAGTATAGTGTTCATCTGCAAGATCATGATCATAAGAAATATGCGTAATATCATTATAATTATTAGTTATAACTTCTATAAAATCATTGTAATTTTTTACTATAGTCCATTCTTCTAAATAAATAGGATTAAGTGGACCAATTCTTTTATACATATAATTTACACAATCTTTTGGTATTCTAACATCATCTAAAAATACTTTCATTATATTCCTCCTTTATATTTACCTTGTTTAATATATTTTTTAAATTTATTTAATTTAAAATTAATTCTTTTCTCAACCTCTTCTCTATTAAAAAAATTAGATATAATTTTTAATCTAATTTCAACATCACCTAATTCATCAATAACTTCTTGTTTATCAACATGTTCTTTTTTCAAAGCCATTTGAGTTAAAACTAAAGCTAGTTCTTGAAGTTCTTCTGATGTTTTTAATAAATTATATTTATAATCATTATTTTCAACAAGATATTTTATTATTTCTTCATTATTCATATTAATTTATTTTTGTTAAAAATGCTTTTTTCCTAATCTACAATATCCGTTATTTTTTAAATTTAATTTATGATTTTCAGATTTTAATTTCCCTTTAGACGCAATTGACATTTTCAATTTAGTTTCTTCTGATAATTTACCTGATTTACTATTATATGTTGTTAATCTACAATTTAATCCTTTTAAAACATTGTAATAATCTTGCCAATATCGCTCTCTTTCATTAAGTAAATTAATATCACATTCTTCTAATATTTCAAATTTATGATTTTTTTCAAACATTAAACTATCATATAATTTTGTTTGAAATTTGCAATTTTGTAATTTTTTATATTGTTTAAATCTTTTTTCAATATCAATACTTTGACCAATATATATTTTATCAGAAGGTGATGTTATCTTATAAATTCCTATCATATTATTTGTATTTTATAATACAAATATACAAAAAATTTATGAAAATTCCTAATTATTTTGCTTATATTTTTCAATACATTCTTGTATATTTTCACAATAAATTGTTTCAAATCCTGAAAAATTTTCAATCATTTTCTGAAACCATACAGTTTCTTGAGTGTCCTTTGTTAATAAAATAAAAACGTTTCCAATTTTTTCTCCATTTTTTCGTAATCTTCCAATTTTTTGAGTAAGATGTCCTTCAGAAGAATAATATGACATAATTATACAATTGTCTAAATTATCTAAATTTGCACCTTGCATTAATTTACGAAAGCTACCTATAGTTTGTATCTTATCAGCTTCAAACGCTTCTCTAATAGCTTTATTTTCATCTTCAGAGTATCTTGACGATACTACATCTGGTGTGATTTGTAATAAACTATCTAAACTATTACCAAATATTATAGTTTTACCTTCAATATTAGATAATAATTCCTTAACTGTATTTACTTTTGATGGTAAATTAAATAATAAATTACTTCTTTTTGTGGATGTTATTCTTATCTTTAAAGATTTCATTTCTAAATCTTCAATAAACCAAGATTTTTTATGTTCTTTATCCCAATAATCATAAGCTTGTTTTTCAGTTTGAAAAAAAGATTTAAACTGATTACCTGCTTTTATTGTTTTATTAACATCGTCTAATTCTTGATTAATAACATATACTTTTAAATTTCTACCAACACCGTCATTTTTAGCTTGTGTTAATGTGTATTTAAAACAAATTGGAGCAATCTTATTGAGTAAATCACCTTTGGTAATAAAAGTATTATTAATTTCATATTTTGTATTAATATCAATTGTTGCAGATAAACCTACAATAGCATTATATTTATTATTAAAATAGAATTTAGAATATTCCGGAGTTAATGAATTATGTATTTCATCAGCACCAATCAATCCGAATTCATATCTTTCTAATTTATAAGCTGATTGATAAGTTTTAAATTTTAAATTATAATCTTTTAAGGTATTTGTATTAAAAATAGAATCATATTTAATAATATCATCCCATAAATCTTTTTTTCTATCTGTAACTTCAGCAAGAAATAAGTGAACATCTTTATTTTTAGGCATTTTGTGAAGACAGTGTAGGAACATAAAAGTTTTTCCTACACCAGTCGACACATTAAATGTACCTTTTAAATTAGATTCTAACCATGAAGCTACTGCTTCCATCTGAATTTTATCTTTTAAAAGGTTGTTCATATATTAAATCTCGCAACCAGCACCACTACAAGCAGCTTGGTCTTTTAAATTAGTAGTATCATTTACTTCAATAACTTTTGTTAAATCTACATTTTTTAAAGAAAGCATTAGTTTTTCAAATTCTTCTTTTGTACAATCAGAAAAAGGCATTTGTTTATAAGTACCACCATTATAAGGTAATACAGATAATCCATTATAATAATCTTTATTAACCCACATCCACTCACCTACAATTTTCCATTCATCAGGTCTTACAGATACAGTACAAGATACATTGTGTGTATTTTGACCTTTAATATGTCCTGTTTTAACCCAATCTTTAGAAATAAGTTTAACTCTTTCTAAAGCATCAATTGTAGATTCGTGTCGTGTTATAGCTCCTTCTGGTGCTTTTTGTGGTACTGTGATTACCGCAGTAGTATTTGGACTAAAATATTCATCTTCAATTAACTCTGGATGATAAATAGCTAAATACTGATATAATGCTTCATTTTTATTAATACGCATTCTTCTTAAATAATAATCATTATGCCAAGCATGAATTCCTGATGATGTACCTAAAACTAAACTAGTAGTTCCAGCAGGTTTTACAGCAGTAGTTCTTGCTGCAGGATTAATACCTAAAACTTCAGCTAATACTTTATTTTGTTCAATAACAATGTTTGCAGCTTGTTCATAATCTAATTCAAGATTACTTTTAGAAGCAATACCTGTCATTGAAACACCAATTAAAGCATCTTTTTCAGTATTTTTCTTCCATATATCTCTAAGATAATGAAAGTCTGTATAAGAAGCTTGTAATGTACCTATATAAGAAGCAGCTTGACATCTTTCATTTAAATCTTGTTGTGATTCAATATTAGACATATTAATTTCACAAAGATTACAAAAAGAATTTGGTCTTAATGCTATTTCAACACAAGGGTTACTACCCCAATCTTTATCATTTGTAAGATAAAGACCTGGTTCACCACTACCTGATGCTTCAATACGTTCCCACAATTTATCAAAAGTTTTTTTATCAATTTTATGACGTAATAAAACAGCTGAATTATTAGCACGACCTCTTTGTGGATTATTTTCCCACCAATTACCAGCTTTACAATTAATCATAGCGTCACTGTTTAAATCAAAAAGACTTAATAAAGCAGCACGTCTTATTCCTCCTGCTAACACGGCATCTGCAATATGACATTGAATATCGTGACATTCTAAATCTGTTAATTTAGAATCATCTTCTTTTTCTCTTAAAATAGCTTCAATTTTAACTAAACATACACGAAGTGGTTCAGGTCCTGGAGCTTTACCTCCAGCAGTTACTAATAATGCTCCTTTTTGTCTAATATCAGATAAATCAAATTGAATATGATTACTTGATTTACTTGTATATGATTTAAGTAAAACTTTAATTGCATCTGCCCAACCTATAATAGAATCTTGAACAACATAACGTGTATGTTTGTTATAATTAGGTTTTTTTATAGATGGTAATTTTTCAACATGATGAGTTTGTACTGAATATCCAATCCCAGTACCTCCGAGCAAAAGAAACATTGTTTCACTAAAACTTCTAATATCATCTACTGGTAAAAATGCACAATTGTAAATTCTACTATTATTCATTTCTATTGCTTTACCACCAAATTGTAAACTACGCATTGAAGGTAAAATTTTCTTAGTTAAAACAAAGTTTTTATAAACATTTTCAATATCATTTTTAATATTTGGATGTTTTTTTATATGCATTTGCATATTTCTTTCAACTAATTCTTCCCAAGTTTCTCTACGTTCTAACTCAGGTAAATGTTTGGCATATTTTGAATATACCGTAATATCACTTAATATTTTTTTATCTAAACTTAAACTCATTAAAATTTTTAAATTATTAATTAATTGTAAAATTTATTAATAGTTTAGTAATGTTTTTAAGTTTTTTTTTATTTTTTTTAATAAATTTTATTAAAAAAGAATCCCTAACAGCTTCACTACGTAACTAATTCTATATATTCAATATATAGAAACGGACGTTTCGGGTCTTTCAAGGTTACTGGTTTGGATTCAAGCTACTATAAACCTTTGTTCACTTTATTTTATAACTTCATAATTACCATATGGAAAATATTGTCTTAATTCATTATATGATGAAAAACTTGCTAAAATAGCCCCTTCAGCAATTGCTACAATATTTAAACACATGTTTTTAACTCTTACTGGTTTACCAGTGTATTTTTGAAATTTTATTTCATCATATATTGTCATAATTATTTTCCGCTAGAACCAAATCCGTTATTCCCCCTTATAGTATCAGACAATTCATCTACCACTTCAAATTCAATTTTAGGAATTGGTTGAATTATTAATTGTGCTATTCTATCTCCTACATTATAAATAGTTGTATTTGGAATAGCTTTAAATCTACATTTTATAGAACCTCTATAATTACTATCGATTGTGCCAGGTGAATTTGCTAATATTAAACCGGTATTACTTATTGAACTTCTTGGTCTAATTTGACCTTCATAACCTTCAGGTATTTCAATAGCTAATCCTGTATCATATTCAATATAACCATAATTACCTTTATCTACAGTTGTTACACTAATTGCTGTTAAATCTAAACCAGCATCACCTTCTTTAGAATATGATGGTATTACAGCACTTTCATGTAATCTTTTAATTTTTATATTCATTTATCTTAAACGTTTCATTTTCTATTTCAACTTTTTCTCCTAATTCAGCATTATCATCTAATATTAGTTTATGTTTTTCAGAACTTAATCTTTCTTCAATTTGTTTTTTTAATTTAGGATCTTTGTATAATATTTTTTTTATAGAAAGTATAAGATTTACACCAGTAGTTTTTTTACCATATAATTTAGTCCAAAAATTTAAAATTTGCTGTTTAGCATCTTCTCCAAATTCTGAATACTTACTATCTCTTAAACAATAATATTCGTGTAAATATTCTTCTGGAAAATTAAATATATATAAAACTTTTTCAGAATCAATATCTATTAATTTTTTAAATAAATAAGATTCTGTCATTTTATGTTCATATTTTGTAAATTCTGGATTTTTAAAAGAAAATTCATGTAAAATATAAAAACATTCGTTGAATTCTGAATTAGAATCAAACATAAATGTATTTTCTAAATTATTTATAAATTTTTCTTCTATACCTATTAATGGAGCAATTAATGGTAATAAATATGTTTTACTTTTATTATACCTCATAACTATTTAATTTGTAATTGATTATAAAATTTAATAAATTTTACACATTCATTATAAGTTGGTTGTATATAGGGTATGTTATCTGTAATTATATAATATTTTTCTAAATCATCGTTTTCTGAACAAATATTAAGTATTTTTTCAACAACTTCCATTAACCAATTCCAATCTGTATCAAATTCTAATATAAATCTTGAATCTAATTTATAAATTGGGTCTGCTAAATTTTTAGGTAATACATATGTTACACAATTTTCAGTGTTAATTGTTTCCCAATTTAAAAAATTTGCGATAATTTTATTATTTTCTTCCATTAATTAACTTCTATAAAATTATCATTTAAAATTAAACATCCATTTTGTTCATATACATCTTTGGAAAAATCATATTTATTGTGTTTCCAATGATAATATACTTTCTCAAGATTTTCATCTATACCTGTATAAAAATATCCAGATTTAGTTTTAAAACCTTTAATTGCAGCATGATTCCATTTTTCTGTAAATTCAAATATAATAGGTATGTTCTCAGATTTGCCTATAAATAAGAATTTAAAGTTTTCTAATGTGTAATTAACTAAATTAAATTTATCACAAAAATATTTAAAAGCCATTCTGTAAATAGCACCTTGATAGTAATATCTATAATCTATAAAACTTTTTAAAAATGTTTCAGATTTACCTGATCCAGTTTTTAAATCAATCATACGAACTTTTTTATTTTTATGGTCTATTTGAAATATATCTAAAATACCTTTAAATTTAAATCCTTTATATTCAATCTCAAATGGTAATTCGTGATAATTTTCAAAATCATTATAAAATATATCTTTAGAATATTCATGTGATAGTAAAGTATTAACTGTATTTTTAGCACTTAAATGTTCATTAAAAGTGATTACTGTTTTATCTTTAATTTTAAATTGTATTTTAAGATATTCCCAAAATTCAATATTATCAAATTTAGAAATTAATGTATCTTCTTTAACAATATTATTCCAAAAAGCATTATTTTTAACTATTTTTAGAATAGTTTCCTTGGATGGTAATTTATCATAATTATTTAAAATAATATCACATAATTGACCCAACATTGCAGTCGGTTTATTATCATTATATATGTAATATCTATTAGAAAACAATGGTTCTCCAGTTAATTTTTCAACAAGTAAATCATTAACTATTGAACCATGTTTAATTCCTTTATTCTCCACATCGCTTTTTCTTATTAAAGCTTGTGGTCCATTTCTGTCAAAATCTGACAGCCTACTATAACTGAGTGTTAGGTCAATTTTTTCTTCATTATTTAATATTTGGTTCAAATTGTTGTTCTTTTTCATCTACTTCTACATTAACAATAAGATCTATTATTAAATTTTGTAAATTATCAAGCTGTTTATATTCATTAACATGTATTTGATTATCTGAATTAGTGAAAATATCAATTTCTTTAATTTCCATTAAATCATCAATCAACAATCTTGCTGCATTTAATTTATTATTTTCTAATAAATTAAATAATTTATCATATTCGGTATCATTTAATATAAAAGTACTTAATAATTTTATATTTTTTAATTTTTCTTTATTGTCCATCTTGTTTTAATTAATTAAAATATTTTCACATAAACTCCTGGATTTTCTTTATCTATATTATACCACTTATGTTTTCTAAAATTATCTTTATCTGGTAAAATTCCATCAATAGTCATTACTGATGGAAAAATATATTTTACATTATCATCAGGAATTATATCATGTGCGGTAAGTAAATCAAATAAAATTTCTGTAGCATTTCCAAAATCAAAAGAATGTTTTGTATTTCTTACAAAATGAAATCCAATTAAAACAGGAAAATCTTTATTTTCCAACATTTTTTCAAACTGATTTCTAAATAATTCAAATTGATTTGGTTTATTTACATAACCTTTTACTATTTTTTTACTTGATGAGTAACTTTGTATTCCTAATAAATTAAGATATTTTTTAACTGTTTTAGAACTAAAAACACCCCTAGATGTTTTAATTTTGCTATTTTTTAATGAAGGGGTGTTAAAAGGTATAAAAATTAAATCATTTATCATTTTTTAACTATTTCTGGTTTTTCATTCTAAACTTAAATATTCATCTGCTATAAAATTTGACAATAGTTCTTGATGATTATAATGTAATAAATCTTGTCCTTCGCCTATTTTTATTACATTATTTTCTATAAAATTTGTTGTATTTAAAGAAATCATTGGATTGATAAAAGGATCATTAATAGCCATAGGTTTTTTTTGTTCTTTTCTACTAAGTGGTCTATTTAAAGTTTTTTTTGAACTTGTTTGTGTTTTAGATATACTAGATATTCCAAAATCATTATGAGTTTTCCCAAAAGAACTATAAAAATGAAAATCATCTAAAAATTTTGGATCAATTGTATTAAATTGAGGTCGTTTTATTAAAATTTCCTCATCTAATTTAATATTATTTTCATTATTGTTTAATGATATTTTTTTATTAAAATTAAAATCTATTTTTTCAAAAATTTGAATTGATTTTTCATCAAAAATAATATTACCATTTCTAGTTAATTCTTCAACTTTATGTTTTCTAAAACGAACATAATCAATTAAATAACTAAATATTTTACTCAAAGTATTTGATATATTAAATTCGTTTGAAATAAAAAACTTTATAAGATTTGTTAATGTTGATTTATCACCATAGGCTATATTTATTTTCTTAAAAAAACAAGGATCTTTTAATATATCATCTTGATGTTTTTGAGTAAATTTAATTAATATAGTATTTAATATTAAAAACATCAGTATTTTATAACTATCGAATGTTGGTGTATGAATTCTAAATTCAATAGTTTGTTTATTTCCAAAAATTAATGGTATAAAATTATGTAAAAAATATCGAGTTTTAATATTCCATTTTTGATTACTATTTGTATCAAAAGGATGGCTTTCTACATTTCTTAGATCTTCACCATAATCTGCAAATTTTTTAGAATTAGATGTTAAAAATTTAAATAAAACATCAAAGTTTTTATTTATATTAGATTTATCTATTATCGGATCTAATTCATTAAATATTTCGAATATATTATATGGTTTACTATAATTTTTATTTTTAATACCCATATTATATTTCTTATATAATGGAAATAATGAAAATATATCATCTTGTAACCATGAACTAGTTTTTAGAAAAGCTAATATAAATTCAGGAGTTCTTGGAATATTTCCAATATGTAAATGTAAAGAACATGAATTATCATATATTGTTCTATATTCTAATTCTTCACAAATATCAATTACTGTTTGAACACCTTTTTTACCAGATAATGGAACTGTAACATATTCTAATCCTGAAATACTACCATCTCTTAATGGGATTAACCCTAATCTTTTAGTTACACGTTCTGGTACAAAACCTGCAATCGTTTCAAACTCTAATCCAAAAGTTAATGGTTCTATAAAATTACCAACACTTTCAACCTCATAATTTATTTTAGAATCATATAGATGATTGTACATATCTAAATGTTTATCAGTAATACCTTTTGAGTCATAGGGTAAACTTGTTTTATAATTAGATTGTGGTGGTAAAATTTTATTAAAATCGGTTGCTTTTAATAATGAAATATGAAGATAATCACCTGTTATTAACCTTTCTCTATAATTTTTATTCTTTTTAAGAACTTCTTCATTAATAGCAAAAGTTTTAGTTCCATCCTCAAGTGTTACTGGTATTTTATTTTCTTCATTTCTATTAAAATAACGTAAATTATTATTTTCAACTAATCCTAAGATTATTGCGTTTGAATACAATTGGTATTTTTTTTCAGAATAATTAAATATTACTTGACCGGTTTCATATCTATAAAATTTATCGTTAATTTTATAACAATCTCCTGAATTTTCAACATTAACATCACCTATTTTATAATAACCATTTGTAAATTTTTTAGCTTTAGAAATAGGTAATTCTTCTCCATTTATTGTTGTTATATATTTTTTTGACATTTTATATTTTAATTTATAAATTCTTTCATATTTTGCATAGTATTGTCTATAAAGGAAATAACCTTTACTGCAAGATTATTTTCTGAATATTTTAAAACTTTATTTCGTATTTGTTGAAAATCTTTTATAGGTTCTGTGAAATCTTCATCACAAATATCTCTAATAATTTGTTCAACTTCTTCTTCTTGAGCAATCATTTCTTCTAGTAATAATTCATCATTTTGTTCTAAAATTTCTAAATTATCATTTACTTTGAAAAGTACATTCTCAAAATCAGAGATTTTATTTTCCATTGATAATTTTATAGGTTCTTCTTCTATTTTGTAATAATCTTCTTTCATATTTGAAAAATAAAGACTAGTCTTTGTATCAATTAAATTACCATGTTTAATATTATATATTTTTTCAGCACCAAGTACAGTTGTTGTACCTGAATAACTAATTCCATTTTTTACAATATTTTGTTGATTAATGTCTTTTAATTTGAAATTAAGATTTATTACAGGATGTACTGCCACATGAGATAATTCAATATAATCTATAAAACTACCAGGTTTAATCATAGAAAATTTATGATAAAAATGAGTATAATCCATAGAAGTTCTTATTTGAACACCTTCTACAAAATAAAAAAATGAAGGATTTATACATTCTGAAGATTGAAATGGAATTTTACCTTTAACATTAATATCTTCAGAAATAAATGATTCACCATCAAATACTTTGTCAACAATATAATAAAATCTTTCAGTTGCATCTTTTATAGTAGTCCCTATATTATAGAAACCATATTGATTTATCCATACATAAATACCAGTTAATAAATGACCATTTCTAAACCATCTTAATTTATTAAAATACGGTATTGATCTATAATCATTTATATGTTTTAAAGGTTTTTCCTCATATATATTTATAAATCCATTATCTTTGTTTACTTCTTTCAAAGCGGGAAGATTTATTAAACTTCTTACTTCTTCTTCCTCTTTTTTCTTTTTTGTATTAGTGTGAGAAGTTTCATTATGATTTTGATAGTCAAATTCTTCAGAAAAAGATTCATAAGTATTAAAATAATAATTGTTTTGTTTACTATAACTTAAATTTTGAGTAGCATTACTTCTTGATATATGAATTAATTCTGCATTTTTAAAATCACCATCTGTAATTTTATAAACTACATTAGATTCAATATCAATGATATTATTATCATTACCTCCAATTGTTCGTAATGATTCCTCTAATGAGGAATAATACATTGAATTTTTATTTTCAATATATACAAATAATGGTCTTTCAGTTGTTTCATGAGTACTTACAGCCCAATCTTTTGATTTACCTTTAAATAAATATAAAACATTTGGAGATGTTGTATCTGTAAAAGCTAATGCAGCTCCTCCAATATAATCATTTAAAACTTTAAAATTTTTATGTTTATATATTATTTCTAATAATATTTCAGAATCTATTTTATCTCTATTTACAACAACTTCTGTATCTAACTTATCGTAAAAGGTATTTTTAGCTGTTTTTTCAATATCATATTTTTTAGCAAGTTCAATATGATTTTTTAAAGTTCCATTATGTGTTCCTATAAATATAAAATCACCATTATTATCACCAAATCCAAAAGGATGAGCATTATATACATTTACAGAACCAACACTAGATTGTCTTGTATGACCGATCACTATAGGAAATCTTTTTGGTTTTATATCTTTATCTACAATAAAATCAGTATATAGTTTATTACTATCAATTCCAATTTGAATATCTCCGTCATAGGAAATACCACAAGAACTTTTACCTCTTTCTATATTATATATACCTAATTTATCAAATTTATCTTTATTAAAAGATTTTGGAGTTTTTCCAGCAAATCCAAACAATCCACAATTTAATGTATTATGTTTAGGTTTGAAGATATATAATCCAATATAATGTATTATCAATAATATCAATATTATTTGTATCATTTTTTATATTTTTTATAATTTATTAATATTATGAAAATATCAATTTAAGTTGTTTTTCTTTTTCTATTTCTAGTAATAAAAATTCAGCTTCAATTCTATCATTTGAATCTATTACTTCTTGAACTTTTTTTGAAAATTTATCAATGAATATAGAATCGTTATTATTTAATACCATTTCAACAGCATTAATTGTTTGATCAAAAACCCATTTTATTAATTCATCAGAATGAATCCAAAAATTAGATAAAGATCTACATTCTACTCCAAAACTTTTAATTCTGAAAGAACCTGCTTTACCATATAATTCTCTTCTTCTATTATCTGGATCTTTCAATAATGATGGAAGAGTTACAAAAATATCAAACATTTTAACAATTCTTTCGCTAATTTCAAAATCTGGATTTGGATAACCAATATGAACATGTCCTCCAACACATCTTAAATTTGTATTTGAATTGGGTTTTGGATTTAAATCTTGTAAATATACATTAAAATCTGGTTCACAACCAAATGTTTTAGCTTGTTTTGTTTGTAAATATATTGGATTTACATCATAAGAGGCTAAAACTGATAAAGCACAATTATTTGCTCCTGCTATTACTGATAAATGTTCTTTTACAAAATTTATATTTTCAATATATTCTTCAGATGTTGAACATGCAGGTATGTTGAATTCAAATGCAATATTATCTGTTTGAATACAATGTCCTTTATCAGTAATTGGATGTGGTTCATTTTTAGTACCAGGTATCATTCCAACTGCAGATATTACTTCTCCATTTCTTTCTATAAATATTTCAGGGTCACTACCTAATTTTATATTATGTTTATTCATGTTTTATCTATATTGTAGTTTTTTTAAAAATTTTCATCATTTATTTCATCATAAATAGGTGGTAAATTTGTATTGTTTAAGTTATTATCGTTTAAAAATTTTTTTTCAATTAAATAATAATCAATTAACCTTAAACATTCGTTTGAACCAATACTTCCAATACACCATTCAGGATGAGATTGAATACATAAACTATTTGTTATGTTATAATGTATTATTTCTGGTTCTAAAAAATTTTTTGGTAATTCAATTTCATTATTCTCACCATTTAAGTAAGTATTACTTTGAAAATTTTTAGACCAACCAAGTAATTCATATTTAGATTTTTCTAAATTATAAGGAAACATCATTTGATGGTGATCTGAAGAAACTTGAATAGTTTTAGAACCTTCTATTGAATGTTTCTTCAATTCTATTATTTGTTCATTATTATTATGTCCAACCACATGTTGAATTAATTTACCACCATTATAAACAGTTAAAAATTGAGCACCTCTACATATTCCTAATTTTGGAATATTTCTTATAATAGAGTTAGGTATTTTACCATTAATTAATTTAAATTCTAACGCATCTCTTTGTGAATTTATATTAGTATATTTACCAACTGTTTCACCATAATATAAAGGGGAAACATCTTCTCCACCAGTAAAAACCATTAAATCAATTGATTTTACAATATCAACTGTTTTTTGATTAACATTAAGTATTAATTCTTCAGGAATATTAATTATATTAATATTATAAGATTGTTTTAAAAAATTAACTATTGATTTGTCAACCATATTTGCACTAAAATATACATTTATGTTTTTTTTCATTTTAAATTGTTTTAGATTTTTCAATTATTACTTTTCTAATTTCTTGAATATATTTTTTAGCACATACCGATAATTCATCTGTACCATTATCCATTGAACTAGCAGAATTACATTCTAATAGAATATAATCTTGATAATCTCTGTATTCACCATCTTTATTAGTAGGTGTTTGAACTTTTACATCAAAAGATAATATATCAGCTCCAATTGAATTTAATGCCGATACACAATCATCAATTATATCTTCCCATGAATTAGGTTTATTGAAATTTTCATTTTCTTCTAAAAACCATACACATATATCGTCATGTCTTCTCCATTTTTGATCTTCTGGTACATCTGCTTTTAATGCTTTTCTACAAGCATAAAAACAACCTTGTTTTGTAACATGTAATCTAAATTCATAACCATAATTTATAAATTTTTCATAAATATAATTAGAAGGACTATGTGTTTTTAACCATTCATCTAATTCTTGAGCAGTTTTTATTAATGTATTGCCTTTTCCTTTAGAACCATAATGCGCTTTTGCTACAATTGGAAACTTTTCAGAAGCCCAGCCTCTTAAAGATTCTAAATTAGAAAAAGTTGTCCAAATAGCTGTTTTTACATGAGCTTCTTCAAACTTTTGTTTCATTAATAATTTACTTGCTGAATTTTTAATACTTTGAATAGTATTTATTTCAATTCTTTTACCACCATTTGCGACTGTATCTTCAATTTCCGTTGTTGATCCAAATCTAACAACAGATTTAAAAGGTAATAAGTCTATATTTTTATATTTAGCTCTTAAACAATTATGACTAGGGTGTCTAGATAATATCATTGGTCTAAAAGTACTAATTTTTTTTGATTTTTTATTACCAATAACACCTCTACTGGTAAATAGATTAGATTGATTTTTTAAATTAGTTGTCATATTTTAATAATTTTCTTATAATTTTAGATGAGATTGGATCGTATATTTCTTCTGGATGATATTGTACTCCATATATATTTTCTGAAAACTTAGCTATTTCAACATTTCCAAAATCTTTATCATTTGCAATAACTTCTATTTGAGATCCATTATTATTTATATCAAAATAACCTTGATGATGTAAAGAATTTACTTGGTATTTATTTTTTTTCAATAAATCTGTTGGGAAAACATTAAATGCAATATCTGTAAATTCTAAAGTATCTACTAACTCCATTCTATTTTTATTAGAATAATTGAAACCATAATTTTGAATAAGTTCTCCTCCAAATTTTACACATAATTGTTGAAATCCTAGACATATTCCAAATATAGGTATTCCTGATTCAATATATTGATCAAGATTATTGTCATAAAAATATTGTTTCATTATGTCAGGATTGGATGTATAAAATCCAGGTACTTGATTCATTGATTGAGGTGCTATATCTAATCCACCTGGTAATATTAATAAATCAATAGATTTGTCAATTCCTTTTTGAGGTGATAATATTTGAACGATTCCAAAATTACTTAACCATTCTATATAAGGTTTTGTAACACCAAAACTATTTTCACCTGTATTCCAACCTACTATTCCTATTTTTTTCATTTTATTTATTTATTGTTTTAATTTTTTAAATTTATTGTATAATTTATATAATCGTAATAATCATAATCGTCAATCATATTTTCATTTTTAATATGAGAATGTACATCCATATAAATATATGCTTTACCATAAGGAGTATCTATTAAAATCTTTTCACTTAAATTATTTTTATAATCTTCATAATAATATGTTTTTAATAGATTTATTTTTTCAAGTGTTTTTCTATCAATTTGATATACTTCAAATACAACAGATTTACTACCTTTTTTTATACCGACTTTACAAGCAATGTCTGGTAATTTTATTAATTGGTATTCCGGATAAGATAAAAAATCTCCTAATTTTTTAGAAGTATCTAATAAGGAATGATTAGGTAAACCTTCTCGAAGTTCACAAAATACAGCAATTAAAATAGTTTTTTTTTCTGAAATTTTAATCATTTTAAAAAAGTAATAATTGTGAAGTTATTAATTGTTTTGCTTCTATTAAGCCATATTTTTTAACAAAATCTGAAAAATCTTTACATTCATATTCATCTTTTATTATTATATTATAAACATCGAACGATTCTTTAAATTTTTGAGCAAAAATTTGACCCCAGTTATTTTCTTTATCAAAATCATTATCGTAAAATATATAAATATCTTCAAATCTATTGATTAATTCTTGAAAAACTTGTTTTTTAGGTAATAAATTTTCACATTGTAAAGCAATTGATGGTATTCCTGTTATTTCATGAATAGCCATTACATCTTTTAATGATTTAGTAATTATGAGAGTATCTCCTTTTTCAGGTAATTGTGACCAACCTTGCCATATACTATTATTATGACTATTTATCCATTTATATATTTTATTAAAAGGTTGGTATATTTTATAAGTTTCTAAATCGTCTTTAAATTCTTTGAAACAATAAGCATGTTTATCAGCGGTAATTATTTTATCATTTATAAAAAAATAAGAAATTGGTTCAACGTTAAAAATTTCTAATGTTTTTAATGAAATTCCATATTGTTGCCAATATAATAAATCATAAGATTTCCATTCTCTTTTTGTTTTTTTAATATTTAAAGTACCAGCTTTATGTAAAAATTCATCTCTATTGATAGGTATAATATCATTTGTTTTAGATTTTTCAATTTTCTTAACAATAAAATCATCTTCCATTCCAAAATCTATTGCTATTTTTGATAATGCTTCAAAATAATTTAAATTAAATTTCATTTGAACAAATTTAATACAATCTCCACCACCTAATTTAAAATCTTTAAAACATATTTCATTATTTTCACCTTTAAAAAATCCAAAAGAAGCCGTATTTTCATTTCTAAGTGGTGATAACATTACTTTTCCTGGAATAATTTCTTCATTAATATATTTTTGATATATTTCAATATCTGTTATATATCTTAACAATTTATTTTTTGTAACTAATTGTTTATTTAAATTAATCATACTTAATTTATTATATGTAATTTTCCATTAAAAATAAAACTTTCAATATCACAACTATTATAGATAAAATCAATTTCTTTACCTTTGGTTTTTTCTTCAATAATTTTAGCTTTAGAAACTAACATTTCAAAATAATCTTTCATACTTTTATTTTTTTTAACTGTTTCTTCTTTTATTATACTCATTTTATTTTTAAATATTTATTACAGATAAATAAACTCTATTTTGTGTTCTTTTATTTATAACATTATGTATATCTTTCCAACCATTTGTTTTTAATAATTTGCGTTGATTTATATTCTGTTCAATATCTGTACATAAAACAGCTGAATAACCCAATAATCTACCTAAATCTTGTCGTAATTGATTTAAAATTGTACCAATTCTTTTATTTCTAAAATTTTCTTCAACTTTAACATTACACGATACCATAAAAGCACAACAATGTGGTAATTGATATAATTTAAAAGTTGATATTATATCATCATTAAATACAATTTTATAATTTCCTAAAGACCAGTCTGTTTGTATTATTAAAAAATCATCATAATTAAAAGTAATATTTTGTTCTTCACAATATAATCTTGCTTCTTCTTCAGATTTACTATGCTTTAATTCACCTATAATTTCATTATCTTTAATAAAATTAATTTCTTCTGGTTTACAATTTAATATTCCAGATATTATTTTTCTATATTTATCTAATATTTGTAACGTTTTCATTTCATTTTGTTTAATTTTTAGTTAATATTAGAAGTTAAGACAGGATTCGAACCTGTAAGATATTGACCGTATCAAGCTCTTAATATAGTTTATCATTCTATAGAACTTTGTGTTTACCATTCCACCACTTAACTATAAAACCAGTTTATACAGAGAGCTGGTATCTGAACATTTTTTAAGATACTATCTTATAGTAATGTTAACTACTAATGTTGAGAACATTTGTGTTGTAAAGGTATGCTTAAAATACTATTTATAAGTCAATCTTTCTACAATTCCTTTCTCAAGGGAACAACACATTTATTTATTACCAATCAGTTGCTGGAGCTTGAGTTGAGTCAGTTGATGGTGCATCTGCTTCAATTCTTTCCATTAAATCTGCTGGTTTTTTAGCTAATCTTGAAACTGTTGTATCAGAAGATTCAACAAAATCAAAATATCTAAGTCCTAAATATTTAGAAGCTTTTTGTGTAGTACCATAAGTAACAAACACATTAACTGTTTTACCTTCACAGTTTTGTCTAATTAAAGAAAATAAATAATCAACTACCTCTTTAGCTGTATCTTTATTTTCAAAAACAAAATCTTTTGGTAATACAGATTTAGCAATTGATAAGATTCTACCAATTGTCCATCCTTCTAAATCTTTATTTCTTTTTTCATCAAATAAAGGATTTGCAACAGGATAATAAAATCCTACATTTACATCTCCAATAGCATCTGAAAATACCACCTTATAATCAGGTGCGTTATCTGGATCTACTGCTGTTTTTTTATTTACAGCAACTTTTACGTTATTAACTTTTCCTGCAATTCCATTATTGAAAATTGCAACACTTCCATCAAAACTCTTATCATTTAAGTTAAAACTCATATATTCTTTCTTTTTTTAAATTATTTTTTGGCTTATATAAAAAAGTAAGTTTTTTACAGAAACTTACAAAACTGCTCGTTAATAGTCAGACTAAATAACTATTATTCTATAAAAATTTTTGACCAATCAATGGTTAGTTTACCATCTTTATCAGATTCAATTAATGTTATAGTTTGATTCTTCAAATGATCAGGTCTAGACCCTACAATTAAAGATTCTGAAGGTGCAAAATTTACTAAAGTTTTATTATCATCACGATATACATAACCTATTGCATCTACCTGAGAACATAGTATAGATGCTATTTTACCAGTTAATGCTAATCCTCTAGATTCCATTTCTTTTCCCTCTTTTTCAACAAACTTGGCTTTAAGGTGTCCTAAAATAATTAAGGTATCACACAAAGGTTCTATTTCATTTAAAATAACATCCATTGCTTCTCTAAGATATTGATAACCAGCTCCATTTGGTAGCTTAGTTACGTCTTCTCCAGTCCAATTTCTTCCCATTGGTGTTTTACGATACAAAATGTTTGCTAATTCCAATGCAATATCTTCTAATGCAGATACAGTATCTAAAGTGATAAACTTATAAGTATAACCTCCTTTTTTTTCATTGGATTCTCTTATAGTATTAATTATTTCTTTTAACACTGTTAAAGGTGTTTTGTTGTTATCTCTTGCGAGTTGTAACACATTTATTTTTAAAGCATCTAAAAATTCAGAACCATTTTCTAAATCTAAAATAAGGTTGTTTTCTAAAGCAGCAACTGCTGTAGTTTTACCTGATTTAGGATTTGAAAATAGAATAATTTTTTTAGGATTTACTCTAGATGCTTTACTTTTTTGTGTAGGTAATTCAATCATACATTTTTCTTCCGTCCATATACCACCACTATTAAATTATTTTCTAATACTTTTTATAAAATTACACACTTTATGTAATTTTTCACCATCATTTGGTAAAGGTAGTTCTTTAAAATAATTTACTGCACCATCAAAATATAATGGACAAATAGTTCCACCACCGCCTTCTCGTCCTCCTAAGATTTCAAGGAATCTAATATTATCTTTAAAAAATGTAACATCATAACCTAAATACTCTGGTATTTCATGTCTAAAAGGTGAAAACAATCCAACAACAACATTGGCCAATATGTTATCTCATAGGCTCTTTATCCTATGATTCTATATGTTACCATATAGTTCAGACTATATCTTCAGTACCGTGTACTGCTGGGATTTCGTGGATATATTATATTCTGTAATAAATGTGAGAGCCTCACACTTTTGATTGTTTTACTCGACACATACTTTTCGTATTGGTTTATATCAGCCAAACGCCTGCATCAGGTTCTACTCTCACATTATTACAGTTTCAATATCTAGTCGTTCGACCTTCTATAATCATTTAAATTATAGCTTGGTACGGGATTGTCCTATTAGGATATTCCCCGTTTAACCCAGTTACGTGACACATTTATTTTGGAAGTTTATATAACATTGTAGGATGTATATGTTCAATAACTAATTCTTTAAATGTATTATAAAATTTAGCAGGAAGATAAATTTTATTATCTGACATTATATTAAAACGAATTTTAAATTTATCAAATAAAAAGTCTATAAAATCTTCAAGTTCTATTTTATTAAAACAATTTGTAGAAATCATTATTGAATGAGATGTTTTATAACCATCATCCATAAACATTACAGCTAAAGATAATTCATTAAAATAGGAATATATCCCTTTAGATATAACCTTTTTTTTATCTTTATAAAACATGTGATACAACTGTAATAATTCTTTTTTATTACAAGTTTCTAAAGTAGCAGACGTATAAAACTTACCATTTCTTTTATCTGGTGTTTTTCTTGTCCATATTTTAAATTTTGGAGATAATGATTGAATCATTTCTTTTTTCCATTCACAATATTCTGCTTGTTTTGGACCATGATCACATTTAAATCTTGGGTTTATACATGCTTTATCAATTCTTAAATGACCATCTCCTAAGACGCATCCTATTAAAAATTGAATTTCTTTTTTAGGTAAATTCATATTTTATATATTTTAAAATACAAAGATACAAAAAATATTCCACATTTCCTAATGTTTTTTAACTTTTTTTGCCTATCACGTTGGGTTTCTTTGTTTCCAGCTAGACCATCTAATGTTGGTTTTAATTTGTTATATTTTTTATTTTCAATTGATTCTTGAGCAGCAGCTTGTTGTTGTATAACGACAGGTATGTATTTGAATCTATTACGAAGTTTAATTAAATAATCTGAACTTAATTTTCCTATTGATTCATGTAATGTCATAGGTATTCCCGTATCATAATTTTTTTCAGGACTAATAAGTCCAATATGATCTATCATTACAATTACATATTCCTCAGGATTATTAGGTTCATAATAATCTTCAACTTCTATTGCTTTACCTTCTATAGTAATAGTTCTATAATGAACTTTACCATTAGCTAAAGCATATTTTCGTACTAAATTGTAAATGCCGTATGGATTTCTCACATCATCGACAAATTCAACAATTTCTTCAATCTTATTAAAATATTCTTTATATTTTTCTATTACTTCTAAAACTTCTTGAGGTAAAATATTATCTGCTTTTGTACTTTTTAATTGAGTTGGACTCAATCTAATACCTTCTTTAATATATAAAATATTAGAGAATGCTGACAACATCTTTTCTTCTTTACTAATTTCTAATGTAAAATAGAATATTTTTAATTTAATATCTAAGTTATTATCAATTACTTGTTGAATTGTATTGTATAAAAATAAGTAATCTGCAATTTGTGTTTTCGTTTAATAAAATTATCATATTAAACATTGTTCTTCTGAAAAGCCCATTAATCCCATTAAATCATAATAAGAATATTTTCCTTTCCCTTTATTATTTAGTTTTGATTCACTATTATTATAATTATATAAATATTTATATTTATTACTTGAATTCGACATATATATGATATTCATAAATACCCATTTATTTATATCAGTACAATATAATAATTTTAATTTTTTATTGTATCGTAATAGTTTTTCAATTTGTTTAGCTAAATGTTTTTCTGAACAATTTGGATAATATGTTTTAATTACAGTGTGTAAATCTTCAAAACTTCTATTTGCTTGAAAACACTGTGTTTCTGTTAAATTAATATCAAAGTAAGTTTTTTTAAATTTAAAATCTACTTTGTTCATTTGATAACATTTTTTTAAAAACGTAGTAACTCTTTCTCCCTTTTTTCTTTCTACATCTACGTATAATTTCATTTTCTATAATTTAATAATTAAATTTATTGTTGATTTATAATACCATACCATAATTTAATTTGATTACCGGAATTTGGATTAAAAAACCATTCACTATTTGATGTTGATTCTTCATCTAAAATTGTATAATAATCTTCAAAATCTTCTTGAAAATTTGTTGAAAACATCCACATTCCTTTAGAAGTTTCTCTATCTATCCAATAGTTTATAACTTTTAAAAATAATGCTTGTTTTAATTCAAGTAAATCATCTTCATCGGTATTTACAAATTCATCATTTTCAATATGATTTATTAAGTTATTAAGACCTTCAAATCTAACAATTCCACAAGAAAACTCGTTATTAGAATTTCTAGTTAAATTTACAGTTGTTACTTTATCAATATTATTGATATCTATATAACTTAATTGATTATTTTGATAAACTATTGAATTTATACAATCCAATTCGGTTCTTAATATAGGTGTTGGTATTGTAGAAGGTTCATCTTCAAATAATGATGAATGAAATCTTACGTTTTTACCATTATCATTAATGATTCTAATATAATCATCTTCTTCTAATAACACTTCGTAGATTTTACCTTCTGTTAATTTATAGTTTTTAGCGTTTTTGCAAATTTTATTCATTTAATTTCTAAATTTAATATTTATATTTATAGTCTAGACTATCTCATCATCCCATAAGGATGCCGGACGCTGTGGACTGATCGTAATCTTCCTAGTCGTTACACCTTCATCAGTCTTCCCTGAAGCTTGGCACGGTATTATCTACTTAAAAACATGAAGTAAATATTTTTCAGCAGCTTTAAAATCTTTTGCTTTTAAAAAATTAAAAATAATTTTCTTTTCTTTTTTAAAATTTGAAGATGTTTTATAATCAAAAATATTATTATACAAACCATTCGTTTTCATATGATATTCTCCAAATATATTTTTAAAACTTTTTAAAGTTTTATATGGTTTATTAAGATATATTTTAGGACTATATCCAGAAGGATCGTAAAATCCATCCATACTTATATTATAATATGGTATTATTGTTTGTAAATTATTAAAATCATATTCTTTTGAATTATAATAATGAGATAGTAAAAATGCATTTTGTATTTTTACACCTTCTTTATTCATAATTAAAGTATCTTCTAATATTTTTTTAATATTTTTATATCTAACATATCTACAAATTCTAAAGAAAAAAATTTGTTGAGTTTCAAATTCACTTTCAAATTCAAAACTATTTTTTCTAACATTTGTTATTTTTGTTTTAAATCTAAATTTTTTAATAATTTTAATCAACAAAGATATATCGGTTTCATCATCTGAATAAAATAAATGTTTTAATCCTTCTTTATATCCATTACCACAAGACATATTTTGAATATAATAATTACAATTTAACATTTTTTCACCTCTTATTTTGTAAGTACCACTTTTTAATTTTCTTAAATATTTATTCATTTTTTAAATAGATTTTCACCGTTTTCATCCGGTTTAATAATAATTATCATAATTTTTTCATAATTTCTTCATAATCTTTTAAGGAATAACCATCTACTCCTTTTTTAGTAAAATAATTATCTTTACTATACTTACTTATCCATTCAGAGGTTTTATTATTTACAAATTTTAAAACTGGTTTATTTATTTGAGTACACCATACCAATATAATTGATTTGTCCTCATCCATAAATTGTTTTACAATTTTAATAACTTGTTCTAAACTTGTTTTTGGAAATCTAGATTGTACTATTCTATGTAAATCTGTAATACTTCTATTAGCTGTTGATTTACATTGTTCAATAGTACATTCTGGATCTGAATAAGAAATGTAAGCTTTACCTCTTAAAAAATACCTAATAAATTGTTTTCTTGTACTAGTTAAAGGTATGCTATTTAAAGAAACATAAATTAATTCTTGATTGTTTTGATTCATGTTTTTATATTTTTTTTTATTTTGTAAAATTATTATTTTTACATCTAAATATTACTATTTAGCTGGGCAAAATTTTACCCACTTTACTATTTGCAGTCACATTATAATATTTTCCTTGTTCTATACCTGGATTTTCTTCTTCAAATCTAGGTAATCCCCAAGGAATACAATTTATTTTACCTGAAAGAATTCTTTCACGTCGCTCTACTAAAGTGTTAAACACTCTACTGTATAAACTATTTTGTTCTGTCATAAATTATTTAAGTTGTGAAGTCCAATTGTCAGTTACTTTTGTATCTATCTCGTCAATAAAAGCACTCAATCTTGAACTTTCTTCTTTACCATCTTTTTTATAAATAAAATAATCAGCTTGTTGTAAATAAGTTAAACTATTTAAAGAATTTATATATATATCTGCAGCTTTAAGTATTTGTTGTGGTGAATATGTAGGATTTTCTTGCATCCATCTTTTCATTTTCTCTTTACAAGTACTTAAACTACCCATACTTCCAGGTTTTAAACCTTTCCATTTATTTCTAAATTCTTCAATAAATTCATTTAATTCATTATTAACGAGTCGTTCTGATTTTCTTATTTCTTTTTTGTTTTTAACAGAATTTATTTTTTCTATTAATAATAATTCTATTAATAAATTACCTTTTTCACGAATAATTATTTCATTTTCAGTAAGTTTTATAAATTGTTTTTGTTGTAAGGAATCTAATATATTAGATTCTACTTCTAAGTTTTCATACAAATGTATTAAACCTAGAAATTCATTAATAGAAATATTCTGTTCTTTCAATACTTGAAAATCAAGTATGTAAGAATTTTCTATCATTTAATCTGATTTTATGAATAATAATTCTTCATTTTTATCAATTCTCCATAAATCCCAAACATCATCTCCTTTATTATAAGGTCCATTTTGTTTGTTATGAACTTTTAATTCATTAGATAAACTAGAATCTTCAGACATATTATTATATAAGGCAACTTGCATATTTTCAGGATATTTCTTTAATTCTTCAATTAATTCAATAACAGTCATAATTAATTCATTGTTGGTGTGAAATATCCTTGTTTAAAAGCTATCCAATCACCAGATTCTACAATTCTTTCTTTTGGTATATCATTTACATAAATATACACACTTGCTTCACCATAAGGTGTTTCAATAGGTATTTTATCATAAAATGTATTATTACCACCAGGAGTATATCCTTCAAGTCGATCTACTCTTTCAGCAGTTTTTTCATCTACTTCATATACTTCCATTGTTACAGATGTATTACCATCTTTTTTTAATCCAGGATAAAAACCTAAATCATAAAGACTAAATTCTGGATTAGTTTGAAAATCTCCTAAATAATTAGAGGTTGATAATAAATGATCATTACCCATCCCTTTCCTGAGGCTACCATACACCGATATTAATATTTTTTTCATTTGTTTTTTACTATTTCTATTAATTTTTTAAGACATTCAAGTTCTGCTTCTTCGTATGTTTTAAATATGGTATTTTCATTTTCTTCCATATAAGGAATCAGAATAACTTCTCTATATCCATAACCATCCATTTGAATATTTTTACAAATAATATAATGTAATCCATACTTCTCTCTAAAAAATCTGAATGCTTGTTGATAAAGTGGTGCTATAATACAATATTTAGTTTGATTAATTGGGTCAATATCAGCATTAAAAGGATTTTCAGTACTTATATGAAAATATCCATCTTTATAGTGTTTATTATTAATACTATAAAAACCAATACAAGGCTCATCAAATCCTAATTCTTTTAAAGCTAATGCTTCTACATAAGGTATAAAATCTTTATTCATACTCTTTTATCTTAACGATATTGTTTTTTACCACATTTTATACAACTTGAAACTCTTACTTTATTGTTGTAAATTAATTCTGAATCGAACATGTGTTCACAAATATTAACTTTATAAATAGGTTCTAATATTTTCATTTCATTATAAAAATTTTGTAAATCCATCATCAACTTATCATCTTCAGGATATGAAGATTTTATTCTATTTATATATTTATTTATTATGTTATTCATAATATAAATTTTGTAAATTTCTTTTGTATTCTGGCATTGTTATATCTTCAATATTATTTATTATTTCTAATATTGGGAATAGAAAGTATAATAATTTCATTATTTATTATTTTTAGAATCGTTTAATACTCTTTCTCTTACAGCTCCAGATAAAAATCCAATCATAAAAAAGATTAATCCGATAGTTATTTTTTCATACATAGTGCTTTATTTTTAAATTGTTCAAACCATTTATTAAAATCGACTTCTACCCAATCTTGATATCTATTCGACCATTCTCTACTGCTGGTATAAAATGCCTCTATAATATCGTCTTTAGTAAACATTTTCTTGTCTTGTTCTTGTTGCCATTTAGCACCAGCTATGAAGTCTTGTTTAGCTGATTCTACTAATTCATTTGCTTTTACTGCATTAGAAAAAGTATTTCTTTTAATTCTCCATCCATAGTTTTCAGCAGCTTCTTCAAGTGTTTCTTGTTTCATAGTTTATTTTTACGGTTATTGATCATTGCTTCTCTGACTAAGGGTGCTATGTGTGGAAGTTTTAGTATTTTTACTAGTTCCTCTTCACTACCAGCTTCTTTTACTAATTCATCCCAAGACAAAATTTCTTGTTTAGGTTCTAGAGGACCACAATCACAATAACTTGTGTGACCGCAATAGCATTTTGTTTTAGGTTCTTCTTTTGGAATGATTATTTCGTAATTATAATAATCAAATTCAGGATAATCTGTTTCATCTCTTGATTCTTTAAGAATTATCACACTATTTATTTCAACTTCCTCACAACTTGGATTCTTAACAATCCATTGAAGAAATTCATCATCAATAGCTTGTACACCATCTTTGATTAGCAATTTATTAGTAGTAAGTATTACTTTATAAGCATTCTGACCATTTCTATTCCTTAGAATATCTCCAGTAAATGAACACCTTGCCCATATTCCATTTTGAGTAACTTTATCATTATTGTCTATTATGTATAACTCATTTTGTATTTTGTATAAATTCTTCATAAATATTTAAAATTTGTTTTGTTAGGTTTTTTATTTCTTATCATCTCCATAAAGTAGTTATAACAATATTGCTCTTTATGATAATTTTCCCAAGCTTCTCTTGCGCAATCAAAAACTTCATTAGTTTATATGTTCTATATAATCTTTTACGCATAGTAATAAATTACTTGGTTGATGTGTTGGTAATATGTGTAGATTTTTCATTACCAATCATCATTAGTTTCAAAATTATCTTCATTCATTGCAAATATAAAATCATCTGCAATTTGTGAATCAACACTACCATGACCATTACATAAACTACAAGATTTATATTCAAAACCTTTAGTTTGTTTTGGAACCATAATTTCTTTAGCTCCTAAACATTGTGGACATTCTATTAAATTATTGTTCATTTTTCAATAATTTTGTTCATATTCTATTTTGTTTGATTGTTTTTCATAATCTTCTAATTTGTTAATATCTATATAATCAGCAATTTGATGAATACTATAATTTAAACCTAAATCTTCTTCAATTTTTTCAGCAATAATTACAGGATTAGATGTTTTATATTCATAACTTACTAAATCTACAGCTATAGCTAATTGTGAGTATGGTTTTGTCATATTAAGGTAATTTAATTTCTATAGTTTTTCTAACTGGTTCAAAATCATCAGTTAAACCTGCTTCACTTACTTGTTTACCGTTTTTATCTGCTACAAATAATCCACAGACTTCATAAATTTCAGCACCAAACATACCAAAAGTTACAAAACCTTGTTCAAATATTTTATCTCCAATATAGATAGCTACTTCTTGACCTAAATAAAAGGTTTTATTTCCAATTTTAAATTGTAATATGTTCATTTTAAATTAATTTTAATGCTTCTTGTAAACCTTTTTCTAATGCTTCTTCATAAGTTTTCCAATTATCATATTCATCATACCAACCATTTACATTCTGATTTCCGTTTTTATCTTTTTGTTGTAAAAAACCCCAACTTGTATAAAATTGTATTTTTGTTCCGTCAGAAGTTAAATCATGGTAACTTTCTACATAAATATTATGAACTTCTCTTAACCATTTTTGAAGTAATGATTGAGTTGGTGCTGAAAAGGTTTCTAAATAATCTTGTTGTTTTGAACAACCAAAACATCTATCTCCAGTTTTCTTAGTTAACCATTTATCATTCCAATTTTCATTAAATTCTGATAAATTAAATTCATATTCATCACCATAATATCCGTTGGTTCCTTTAAGAGAATTTTCTCTAAATTCACCATCTTCAAAATAATAAGAATGTTGTAAAATATTAAAACCTTTTTCTTTAGCTAATTTAGCTGTTTCAAAACTTATTAATTTTTCTTCCATTTTAAAATAATTTTAATTGGTTGTTGTGATTTATTTCGTCAATAATCTTTTGTGTTGCAGATATATAATAATTATAATTAATATTATATTCTTCCCACGATTGTTGTTGATGATTATTATATAAAGTTACAGCTTGACCAACATTTACATGTTGCATTGTACCTTGACCGTGTTTTTGTTTAAATAAATAAGCACCTTTTTTATTAAAGTAATATCTATTTAATTGTTGTTGAATCTGATTATTCCAGTAAACTACGAAATCTTTACCAATCTTGTTACTTTTACAATAATCATAGATATGTAAATCATATTTATCAGGATTAGAAATAAATTCTCTAGGTGAAATATCTTTAGTATAATAAGCTTCTAATGCTTTTGCTATTACTAATTCATCTACAGAATTTCCTAATAATGGTTTAGGAACAAACAGTCCTTTTTGTTTATATTTACCATCTTGAGTTATTGCAATATAATTATTTACATTTTTATAAATAATTTTAGAATATATTTCATGCTCTAAATCTAAATTAAATTTATTACATGTCATATCTAAAATTTCTTGATATTGTTTTTGCATATGTTTTGGAACAATTACTTCAATACCATCAGTATTAGCTGAAACAACTTGCCAATTATTAATAATACAAGTTTCAATACATTTAGTTAAAATAATCTGACCAATAAGACGTAATCTCATAGCACCTTCTGGATAATACAACCAACTATGTTGATTATCTATTAAACCTGAAGTTGAATTAAGAATAAGTTTAAGAAAACTATCTTTAGCTTTATCTTTAGCTTTTTTAGCTATTAAACGTTCTGTTTTAACTTCTTTATATCTTTCTAATACTTCATTAAATCTTAAACAACCATAATTAATCATTAAATTTGGATACAGTGAAGCAACATCAGAAGTTATAACAATAAAATCTTTATTAGATTCATATTGTTCATTTTCATTAACTGAATGTAAACCACCAATACCATAAGTAAGTTTAATAGATGTATTAGCTTGATTAACAATTAATTCTTTACTAAAACTATCTTTAGATTTTAAAATATCAAACCATAATTGTTTAAATATTGGCAATCTAAATTGTGGATCAAAACCATGTAAACATTCATTTAAATATAATACAGGTTTCTCAAATCGTTGTTTTCTGACTTCATTTACATTTTTACGAGTTATTCTACAATAATCTTGTAATAATGCTTCAGAAGCAATCTTTGGAGCATCCCACGACCAACAATCAAGTTTATATTCTTTATTAATATTAGCTCTAAGTTTTATTTCATCTTCCATTTTATTACATAATAATTCAGTAATAGTTAAATCGTGTACTGTATTATATGTACGAAGTTTTGGTAAATCTTCTAAAGTTAATATTGAATTAGGTTTGTATGGTAATTCTTGAACTACATCATAACCTAATTGTATTGCTAAAGATTTTAAACTAATCTTTTTAGATATTCTTAACATTTTAGACCAATAACAAAATAAATCAATATCTGTCCAATTTGTTTTAAACCATTTTAATTTAGATATTTCATCATCATAAATATCTCCAATAATCTTATCTGATAAATATTTTAATTCACCACATATGTTTTCATATTTTAAATCTTTAAGATTATGATAATTCATTAAAATATATTTAATAATTAAATTATCATAATGCACTCCATTAAAAGTTATTAAAAAACCATTATATGTTTTAAAATAGTTATAAACTTTATGAATATCATTTTGTTGTTCACTTATTTCATAATAAGTAATTTGCTTTGTAATATAATTCTTTATACCAACGCAAAAAAAGTTAGTATAAACTTCTATATCCATTACTATTTTTCCTTCATTCATCCATATATTTAATTTAAAGTGAGTCATACTTTAAATAATGGATTTGAAAGAAATAACTAGGCTGAATTATCTACCATTTAATCTATTCCTTAAATAGACACCTAGTTATTAAATTATTTTATTGTTGTTTCATTAAAGTAACAGGAGTATTACCATATAATGGTGTTTTACCATCCCATTTTTCAATAAATTGTTCTTGAAGTAATTGTGATGTAATACCTGAACTTCTAATTTTATTCTGTTCAGCTTTTAATACTTCTAATTCATTACGTTTACGTTGTTCAGTAATTTGTTGATCTAATACAGAAATATTTGTATTTACTTCATTTCTTGTATCAATTTTTTCTTTAACTTTTTTACTAAAATCTAAATTGGCTGAAAATGTAATTAGTTCTAATCCTTTAGCTTCAAATGATTTTTTAACTAAATCTTGCACTACATTTTCAAATCGTAAACTACCACCAGAAGTCATTAAACTATCTGTTGTATATTTTCTACTTTCTTCTTTAATTAAATCATAAATATGTGGTTCTAAAACATTAGATTCTAATGCTAACATAAAATCTTGACCATTACCTAATCTTGAATTTTGAAAAACTAAATCTACAACTTTATCTGGAATTACTTTATAGGAATATAAAGGACTTGCTGTAAATGCGGTATTATCAGCAGCTTTTAACTGAAGAGTTCTTTTAGTATTGTTTTCATCTTCATTGTTAAATTCACCTCTTTGTTCAAATGCTGGAACTTGAAATAATTCAGAACCTGGTGAAAAAATTGTACTAACTCTACCTTGAACTTTAGAATAATCTGATTTACCAGATTTACCATAGTTTTCCATTAATACTCCATAATAATTTGGAGCTACACGATCACAAGAAGTTAATAATACTAAAGCTAATAAAAGCATTCCTGAAAATTTTAATAATTTTTTCATTTTTTTTTAATTTTTAATTTGTTTTAAAATTGTTTTAATTGATATATAAATTGTTAATAATACATAACCTATACCTAACCATGCATTAATATGATTAAAAAACCATATACCTAAATACAAACTTCCTAAAATTAGTAAGATTGTTAAAATCCATTTATTCATTTCTTAATTTTTAAATATTTAAATAATATGTTTTTTCTACCAAAATCTTCTGTTGATAATTTTTTACTTGGTGTAATTAATAAATAGATTAAATGTCCTATAAAACCTAAGGAAAAAATAACAGCTACTATAAAAATAACTGTTATTAATATTTTGTTAATCACTATAACTCAAATTTAATTGCACCTAAATCCCAACAAGTATCTTCAAAAACTTTCATGATTTGTTGTTGAGAACGTAAACGTCCTTTATCATCACGTAAAATAGCATTGTTAATACTACTCACTTGTTTACCACCATCCTCAAAATGATAGGTAACTGTTGTTAATTTATCCATTATTTTTTTTCAGATTTAATTGTTATTTTAGATCCACATACTGTGCAGTTAGCTTCGGTTTCTTTTTCATTGATATTGAAAACACGATTTCCTTTATCATATGTATTATCTTGAAAAGGATGAATACATTTACATTTTAAAATTTTTGTTCCGGACATAATTAAGCTAATTGTAATTGGTTTTGAACTCTAATTGGTGATTTGATGTTTTGTTTAAAATCATTCCACATAGCAGTTCTTTGTTGTCTTGATACAAGTTCAACATTTTTCTCTTTATCAAATAAGTGATTCATACTTTTTCTAAAAGAAAGAAATCTTCCAACTTGTTTTTCTTTTACATCTCCATGACGAACCTTTGTAGTTCTTGATATAATTTCTTGGTCACCATTAATAATGTGACATGTTGTAGCGTTATTTTTATAACTCCAACGAACATTTAATCCTCCTAAATTCATAATTTGTTAATTTATTTGTTGTTATTTAATTTTTCTTTTACTAATTGTTTTAAACTTTCAGTTATTGCTTCTTTAGCCATTTTACTAATTCTTGGTGCAGGAATATTTAATGTATTATTTATAATGTCATTAATAGATAAACAAGGCTTATTCATTAAAATATATTCTTCAGCTTTTTCTTTTGTTGAAAATTCTATAAAATTATCAGTAACATAAACTGTATTAATATGTTTTATTGCCACTATATCAAATTTAGAGTTATGAACTCCATATGAATAATCACCATCAAAAATATCTACACCATCTTCAGTTGTGAATAATGGTTGTTTAGATTTTTTAATATTATTTAAATTATAATGCAATCTTGAACCATTTGGATTATTTGTATCATATAAAGCGGAAACCATACATTTATCATTTACAATATCAATTTTATTTATTGTATAATTTACATATTCACTAAAAACTTTATCACCAATAGTAAATATTTCACCATCTGACAGTCTTTTAACTGAATGAATTTTAAAATCTAATCTATGTAATATTCCTTGATTATCTTTTTCTCTAAAAATATTATTGTTATTATCACTATAAGATAATATCTCATAATCTTTTTCAACAACTTCTTGCCAATCTTCACCTTTAATAATATCACCTAAAATTAAATTAGAATTTCCAATTAATGTTTGACATGATAAACCTGTTTTACCTCCTATTTTTATAACTTTATTTGTTAATTTATGTTTAAATTTTCTTTCCATTTTATTAGGATATGTTAATTATTTTTCGTATATTTGTAAAAATTTTAATATGAAATCAACTCAAGAACAACGCTATATTTATAATAAAAAATATAGAGAAAATAATATTGAATTAATTAAAAATCAAAAATTAATTGCAAGATATGGTATTATATTAGAAGATTTTAATAATCTTTTAATTTTACAAAACAATAAATGTGCTATTTGTTTAAATGAACTTAAACAAGGACGTTCTACTCATGTAGATCATTGTCATAATTCTAATAAAGTTAGAGGATTATTATGTGTAAAATGTAATCTTGCATTAGGTCTTCTAAAAGATAATATTGAAGCATTAGATAGAATATATAATTATTTAAAAAATACTTAATTTATGACAATTCCTAATTATTCTTTAATTAATTTATATTTTTTCATAACTTAAAAATGTTTTTAGTTAATATTCTACATTGAGAATTTGTATTACCACTTCCTACATATTCATAAAAAGCTACAGAATGACCATTAATATATTGTAAATCATAAATTTTTTTCTTACCATTATGGATAATATCACCAATTTCAAATCCATTATGTAATACATATTTTTTAAATTGTTCAAGTGTGATTTCAGTATAACCTAATAGATTTTTAGGTTTATTGTATCCATAGCTTTTATCAGAAAACATACAACATGAATTATTTTTAAGATATGCTACATTTTGATTTCTTCTATTATTTTCCCATTTATTTAAAATTTCAGCATTATCAACATTTCTTCGAACATACCATTTTTCAGGTAATTTGAAATCTTCTACAATTTGTTTAGATTCTGGATATAATTCAATTTTATCTAAACCAATACCATTTTTACCATGAATTTCAGTAATAGCACAAATAGCAGTTTTAGCATTATTCCATCTAAAACTTTTTATAGTCAATTTTCTACCTTTATTTGGTGAATTTTTAGTAAATACAGTAATTTTATCATTTAATTGATAAATAGCTCCTTCTGAAGATTCTACTCTAATTATTTTTCCAATATTTAAATCAATTCCTTCTTTTTCTAAAACTTTATCTTTAGGTTCTTCTAATTGTTCTTTTAAAACATATTGTTTAAATAGATCAAATGTTATTTCAGTATTACTTAATGTATTAAAAATAGATGTACAATGTACACCATTATAACCATAATACATACCAATATTACCACTTCTTTCACCATCATTAGTATTTTTATTAATATAATCAATAACAGTTTTTTGATTTTCACTTGTCAATTTAATACACCATAATTCAGGTAACACAAATTCAGGTTCTTTAACTACAAATTGAGCATCATAAGCTTCTTTTGTTGATGGTTTAAAACGTTTCCAATTAGTTCCACACCAACCATTTGCTTTACCTTTTTCGTCTATAAAATTAAAAGTAGCTTCTAAATTATTTTTATTAACTATTTTATAAGTTTTACCTTTAATAAATTCTGCACTGTTTGCATTAGTTTCACCTATATATTCATAATATTCAGGAATAAATGTTTTCATAGCTTCTTCATAAGATATAAAACTATTAGCAGCGATACATACTTCAAGCCAATGTTTTTCTTCTGAAGTTGCTAATCTTAATTTACTAATATTAAAAACATTATCTTTATTTTTTCCAAATGTGCTACGATTATTTCCAATATAAAAACCTTTAATACCTGTTTGATAATATTCAGTTTCATATTGAACAATATTTCCATTATTAGATGTGTAAATTTCACCTTTGATTAAATCTTTTTTTTTTAATTGTTTCATTTTATTTATTTTAGTTAATTAAGAACAAACAACTTCATTGTTTATCCATTCTTCCATTTCATCTAAATAATGAATTTCATCTCTATCCATGATATTTTGATGTTTTAATTTTACAAATTTCGTATTGTTTATGTTCAATACCTACAGGTAAACCTATTACGTTTACACCTAACTGAAAGTATGTTACACATACTAATTTCCACATATTCATATTTTATAATTATTTTAAGTTATTTTTAATTCATAATATTTAAAAAATGTGAGTTACTAATATATATCTGTTTTTACAGTTATACATTTTCACTCACATATCAACTAACTAATCAAATAAACATTATGAAAGTTTATTTGGTGTTGTAACAGGGGTCGAACCTGCATCTACATAACACCCTGTTATATAAATCTTACCCTTAGATATGATACAACAACTCCCTAATATTTAAACCATTGTTAATTTTGTACAATTAGTTTAAATGTCGACTTTTTTTTTTAATATTATCTTTGAATTTTCCAAAGACTTTCGTAAGATTTACCTTTTTTTCTAAAAATTAAAAACGATAATAAAGTTATTATGGGTATTACTATCATTGGAACAGTTTTACAATACATCTTATTTTCATAATATTTTTTGATTTAAAAAGTTTATAATTTTTTTCTTTTGCATATGAATAAAAAAAGAAATAAACAATATGGAAGTAAGACATGTTAAAGCAAAGATTAAAGCTGCAAATATTTCAAAAGGTGTTGGATTTAATTTATTAAATAAATCAATATGTATAATTGTATATATGTTTAAATATAATATATATATTAACATAAGTATTAATAATAAATGTTTTACTTTCATAATTTTAATTTTTTAAACTCAGAATATAAATAATCTACTGGATGAGATTCCCACCAACTTGATTGTAAAATAGAATTGAATTCGTAATCTAATTCATTATCATAATTTGGTAATTCTCCTAATTGTAACATTTTATCAGCTAAATGTGTCATACAAAATTCAAACCAATGAATTCTTGTAATATTTTTATTTTTAATAAAATATATATAACCGTCAGGTTCTAGATCATAATCATTCACACCTAAATATGTTTCAATATATTCAGGAAATAATACTTTACACATTTCTAATAATTTAGATTTATGCTCTTCTGTTAATTCAATTGGTTTCATTTTGTTTGAAGTTTATCAAAATTAGATTTTAAATATTTTAAATTAGATTCTTTTTGTAATAATTCAATTTCTTGATTTTTGATTTGATTTTCTTTCATTTCAATTAAATTATTTTTTATTTCATCTAAAATAATTAATTGTTGATGTGAATCCCAATTATCAAATATGTGTTGTGATAGTCTTTTAGCTTCCATTACAGCTAATTTACTAGTACCTGGTATATAACATATAAATTTATATTTTATATATCTTTTAAAACGTTTAAACATGATAATCTATGTTAATTTAACGTTCATATTAAATGAACGACGATTGTTTCTAGCTACAGCATTAGCTAAATAATGTTTCAATTGTTCTTGTGATGTAAATTTAATTTCTCTTTTAAAGAAGTTAGGTTTACGATTACTGTTACTATTATTCGCAGTAATCTTTGGTGTGTTTTGTGTATTCATAATGTTTTTAATTTGTTTTAGTTAATTTAATTCTTTTATTGAAATGTTAATTTTATTACTTGTTCTTGGATTTCTAAAATTGTAAATATGTTTCCAACCGTTTTTATCTAAAGTTTTAACTTCAGCTATATTGTCAGAAACATCTGTACATAATAATATTCCATATCCTAATTCTTTAGCAATATCTATTCTAAAATTATTTAAAATAGTATTTACACCTTTATTTTTATAATTATTAGAAACAAAAACTCCTGTGCTAACACAAATACCACAACAACCAATCATTTGTACTAATGTAAAATTAGATATTATTATTTTAGTATTTGTTACAGTAAATTTTAAACCGTTAGGATTATTTTTAACATAAATTAAAAGATTATATGTTAATTCTACCCATTTATTATCTAAAAAGATTTTTATTTCTACATCAGTTTTTAATAAATCTTTTAATTGTCCTATATATTTATCTATCATGATTGTAAAGATTCTAAAATTTTCATACCAATATGTTGTGATTCAACATTTTTTACTTTGGTAACTTCACTCCATGATTTTGACGATTCATATCTAAAATCATTTAATACAAAATTCCAATATAGGTTCCATAGATAATTAAAATAAGGTTTTGTTAAATAACCTAATTTGTTATACTTGTTTTTACATCTACTAAATTCATCTTGTTGTACAAGACGTAAATGTTTGAATATTTCTTGTGATTCAATAGCTTTAATCATTGACATCACTTTAACTCCTTTATATCCAGCTTTTTCAAGCTCTGTTTTAGATATAAATTTTCTTTTTTTTTCCATAATGTTGTTAATTTTAATTAGTTAGTTTACCATTCTGTATTTGGATCATTACATGGTCTACCATTAATGAATAATTCTGTACTAATAGAAGTATTTTTTATTAAAATACTATCAATTGATTGTGGTATATCAGATGTTTCTTCTAAATCATCTTCTGTAATAGTTCTTGTTGCTTTTTTAATTAATTTATCTTCAGCATATTTTAATCCGTAATAACACGTTTTCAAAATATCAAGTTTTTGTTTTGATAATTTTGTTAAATCTAAATTTTTCATAATGTTGTTAGTTTTAGTTTGTTATTGATATAATAAAAGAAATAGGTATTGTTTTTTCAAACTTTTTATCATCAAAAATAACATTTACAGTATTAGTTTTATTGCAAAATGATATTTTATCTATTTTTGATATTATACCAGAATTATTCCATTCATCTTTATATTTTAATATCATAATTAGTTAAGTTTTAAACAGTTATTTAAATCAATAGTATTCCAAATATGTACATAAGTAAATTCACCATTTGGAAACCATAGTCTAAGATATTGAGGATTGCTCATAATTAAAATATTAAAAATAATGTTTCAATTATTACAATACAAATTAAAAATCTAATAGACATGTTAGCATTTTGTAATTGTATTTCTAATGGTAATTTTTTGTATTCTGAATTTTTCATAATAGTTAATTGTTAGTTAATAATTTTTTAATGTTCAATAATAAAAAATAAGGGTCTAGATGTAAAAGACGGATTCAATATCTCTAACATTTACGAAGACCCTTATTTTCGTTCTATTTAAGTGAGTGGCGTACTGCTCACAAATTTCTATTATATCATATAGACGGAGTGACTACGGGTTAATTTGTAAACAAATCGTTCCGACTGATGACCGTAACTGATAATATAATTTCATTCTCTGCCATTTTAGAGATTAAATATAGGGTGATAGGTGAGGGTCGAACTCACATTTTTCTGAACCACAATCAGAGGCTTTACCCTTAAGCTACAATCACCATGTAAAAATATAAAAGAATTATATTTTTGTATTTCCAGAGAGAATTGAACTCTCGTTTTTAGGTTGAAAACCTAATGTCCTAACCACTAGACGATGGGAACGGTTTCTGTATGCTTTACGTAAAGCTATGGTAGTACAGACACTATTATTCCATTATTCTGTGGAGGTGCCGGCATCGAAACCGGGTCCATAAACAATTTCAATACAATAATATATTACAGCTTAGTTATAGATTTACGTGTTTAACTACACATAGGTCAACTGATTAATCAGAATGACTCCACCACTTCATTTAATCTAATGAAGAAATCTTAAAACAACTTAAAATTAAGCAGCAATTAATTCTTGTTTCCAAGAAAAATCACCACATATCACATCATTATTTAAAATGTTGTGAACTACTTCCATATTTGCTCTAACTTGAGCGTTTGTATTCTTGTCATTTATTAATTCACCTTAGTTTACAGTTATCTCTCTGGCTGATTATTATATTTACTACTATCTATGTCAAATCCTGTCACCCCCTTAAAATAATCTCATTTTGATAGAATGTGATTAGTATAACTATTTTCAATATCTTTATATAAATGATGTCACGAGAAACGTGCTTCTCTTACCCTATAGCGTACTAGGAGCATTTATAAAGGTATTAAATGTTTAACCTATTTGAGAGTTTTATCATTGCAACTCACAAGTGTTTTCTTTTCTTCAGAAACCAATAGCACCCATTTAACATTGGGTACACCATGTTTTTATAAAATCACTTGTCCAAATTCTAGTGGAATGGTTACTATGTTGACGTACTTACAACACATGAACATCTTTACAATAAACACAACTGCTAGTACAGTTTATAATTTGGTGTGCGTACCTAATTCTCCACCTTCATTATTATTTATCTTCAAGCAAGTGATTATATTAAAAACATTGAAAAATACTAGGATTACTCCTTGGGTTTGCAATGGGTCGAACCCATACTACACACCTCAATCTTCTGTCAATTCAGAAGTAGTATCTTTTTATAAATTATACACCCTATGCGTGCATCACATCTTTTTAGCACTTAATGTAGGTAAAATCTTATTATACATTATTCTTATGATTTATAAAATTCAATGTTTAACTTTTAATTTAATTTTGTTTATTACAATCTTTACAATTTAAAAATTCTTTTTCATTTCCATGAATGATTTTATTAGTATTACAAAACCATTTCTTTTCATACGGAATAAATATTTCTTTAAAATCTTTATATTTATACAAACATACAAAAAACAATATCACGCAACTAAAAGGAACAAAACAATGTTAAAAGCAACTGTAAAAACAAACAAAACTGAAACAATTAAAGGCACTGCAAAATCTGGAAAAGAATATTCCTTGATTGTTCAAAATGAAATTTATGTCACAAATGGGGAGGAACGGTTTCAATTGCCTATTACCCTTGACGATAATCAGTCGCCGTATGAGCCTGGCGAATATCAATTTAGTGTTGAAGAAATGATACAAAAAGGTCGTTTCGGCCTAGAGGTAAAGCCATTTTTTCAGCCAAAATTAATAAAAATTCTAAAGCTTTAACTTTGGAATGTATGAATTCCGAACTTCCGGAATACAAGCTTTTCTCGATTATTGCTTGAACAAAAAAAATCGAATTTCACTTAACTTTTAATTTTATAGGCAATCAAATGAAAAACTTTTTAAAAAATGGTGGTTTAGTCCTTGTCGGTTCAACTGTAGCAATTCCTGCTTTTGCCGCTGTTCCTGCTTCTGTTACCACTGCACTTGGTGATATGAGCACTGACTCCATTACTATTGCGTCTTTGTCTTTTGTTGTTTTTATTGGTATTTTGGCTTTTACTTATTATCGTAGAGCTGCCAAGTAAATACTAAGGGGGTGCAAGCCCCCTTTTTTTTTTCTTATCAAAAAAAATTAAAGGTGATAAGCATGGCTTGGTCATATAACGGATATTGCTACCCAACTCTTGAAAACATAGGTGACATTGTTAAATCAACTGACACTTATGTTTTATCTAATGGCTGGTCTTTTCCTTCTTCCTATACAGTGCAAGCTGGTACTGGTACGATCACTTATACTCTTTTGTATAAAGCTGGTGGTGCGACTACTGTTATGGGTTCTGTTCCTGGTGGTTCTTTTTCCCGTAATTATTCACCATGCACAAATGTTGGTTATTTAACGAATTATTCAGGTCTCGAGCTTACGGATGCTGTTTCAGTTTCTTGGATGGTTGTTCTTGTATGGGTTACTGCTTACACTTTTAAAATGTGGCGACAAGCTGCAAGAGGTTATTAATGACTCCTGATTTTTATTTAATAGCTGTTTACATGGCAATAACAGGTGCGGCATGGATTATATTCAACGGATAATACTTTTATTATTAATAACACCGGTTTCTTATGCCGCTGTTATGGATACATCTGGAAAATGGGTTGTTAAGCCTATTGGCGGAACTATGACAGTTAACCCAAGGGATATAAAAATCATTCCAACAATGGAATCAATGATTAATGATGCCTTCAGGAATTACAATCCTGTTTCTCAAACGGCTCCGACATACCAAGCTTATAACGCCGGTGCGCAACCGGCTGCATCTGCTTCATCAAGAATGCATATACCTGTATCTGGCAAATCAATTCCTGTTGATGTAAAGGGAATATTCAACAAAAGTAACATGGCGGCTGCCGCTCGTTTTGGTATGCGTGCATTACCTTATGCTTTTGCTGCTGGAGCAATATATGATTGGTTCACAAACTCTGGTTTTTCCGGTTCTGGTGATTCCATTAATAAAACCACTCCAGTTTATTCAAACTGTGAATATGCCGGTGCATATACTTCTTATGAAAGTTGTTTACAAACAATTGGCACAACTATAGGTTATTGTGAAAAGCCAACACCCGACTATTATGCTTGGTTTAGATACCAATGCGGCTCGGTAACTCAGTCATCAATTCCTGCAACTGATACCGATATTGAGCAAGGTTTGAATAATACTTCTTATGATCCTGTAGCCTCTATCCAGGATCTGACAAGTAAAGGTGTTATTCCTCAACCATCAGACCACCAGTTCACTTACCCACAATCAACCTCAGTTGGTGGGTCAACATCAACATTACCTGATGGTACTGTTCAAAATCAGGACACAACAATTAAGATTTCTGAAACTCCAACAACGGTAAATGGTACACCAACAAAAGAACTAACTATTATCAAAGAAACTGTAACTACAATAACTAACACTAACAATACAACATCAACTACAACAACTGTAACTGCGCCTGATGTCCAACAGGATACGCAAGAACAGAAAACAGATTGTGACAAATACCCTCA